ATCTAGTAAGCTGAATAAATCCACGACCACGGTATTTGAATCCGTCACCTGGCTCGTTGTTGCCTAATGACTTGCCCATTTTTGTATTTGAGCCATACATCATTTCGCCCATCTGTTGAGGATCTTTTTTGATTGCATCTAGTTCTGCATCTGATTTGCCAGTGGCTCTTGATCCAAAGATTGATTTAATTCTATCATTACTAGTGTTAGCATAATTCATGTTCTCAGAAACTGCTTTGCCACCAGACTCTTTCATGATGTTGCCTTTTACGGCAGCAATGTACTTAGGATCAGTAATGCCCTGTTTCTTCAGAGCTGCTTCGACCATGTCAAGATTTTTTGCAGCGTCTTGGCTTACTGGTGGTGCAGCACCTGCTGGAGTTGCAGGAGCCATAGTCTTGCGTTCCTCTGCACCTTTCTCACCTAACATTCTCTTGCGGAAATCTTTAAATGTTTCTACAGGATTAGTACCGTCTAAGTTTTTGTTAGACTCAACTACAGCATCTGCGGCTTTCTTTTCGTCTTCTTTGGCTTTGGTATTTTCTGCTGTTGCTTTGGTGTTAGCACGTTCAGCTTTCCAACGTTCACCACGAGTTTGTGTTTCTGTTTTAGTGGCTGCTGTTGCATCTGCACGTTCGGCAGCCACTCCTGCTCTTGTAGCATCACGTGCTTTTTCATTAGCTTCAAGTGTTTTTCTTTCGTCGTCATTTACTGCTTTTCTTCTTTCTGCTTCTGATTTACTAATACCGCCTGCCCAACTTGGTAATAAACTCAACATGCTGTTCATTAAATCTTTTAATGTCAGCCAAAAGCCTTTTAGATTATCTGCTACTGCTTGAATAGCTGAACCAAATGTCCAACCTGAATCATACATTTTCTTAAATGCATATACTAGTGCCGCGGCTGCTACTGCAAACGGAATCAGTGGACTTATCACTGCCCATACTGCTCCTGCCATACCTGCCAACGCCGGCAACATTGCTGTTATTCCTAATGCCTGTAACGATGTGGCCAGAGTTGCTGCGGCAACCACAGCGTTGTATGCTAGATATAATCCTGCACCAATAGTTAGTATAGTTGAAATAGCGCCAAAGTTTTCACTAACAAATGAAATACCAGCAGCAATAGTATCTAGAGCATCTAATAGTATAGGAGTCATTGTTTCCATACCGTTGTTAAAAATATCCAACAACTGTTCCATGATACCACTGTTAGCCAATGCTGCCATAAATTTATTTGATACATCAGCTAGCTTTTCCATGTTGGCTTTCATACCGGCCGGATCTAATCCGTCTTTGGCTTTCTTTTGTTGCTCTGCTAGTTCGGCAGTCTGCTTCATAGCATTTTCTTCAAGAGATGCTTTGCGTTGAGCACGATCCATATCTCCAACAACTGCTTTACCATGAGTTGCTGCCATGTTAGCAGCTAATGTAGATTGTCTTGCACTACCTAAATTTGCTTTAGCTGCAACATTTAATTGTTTGTCCGCATCAAATACTGATTGTCTGCTAAGTTCCCCAGTTTGTCTTGCTCTTATAGCGGTATCTAATAATATTTTTGCAGCCGCAGGATTAGCAACTGCAAGTTCTTGTGCAGCTTCACCGGTCATTGCACCTGTGGCCAGCATGTTTTTAAATGCTTCTTTCTCAGTTTCTCCCATGCTATTCATAAACATGTCAAGGTTTTTTCTATCACCTTCTTTGAGTTTCATTTCAGCAATTCTAAACTGTGCATCATTGCGTCGTGCTTCTTCTTCCTTCTCTAAAGCTTCTTTGCTCTTACCAGTAAGTTTTGAAACAGCATCTAGATTTTTTAAGTATTGACCTGTGTCGGCTGCTAACTGTGCATCTGTCTTGCCACGGTCAGCACCACTCTTAGCCATAATAGCACTGTATCGTGCAAATCCATTATTGATATCTTCAGTAGTATATCCTAGTCTAGCAAGGTCGTCTCCAAGTCCACTGTTACGCACTGACTTAGCCATGTTAGATAGTCTCTTAGCGCCTTCGGCAGTACTTCCTGCAAACAGCGCAAGGTTCTCTCCGTTCTTGGCAACTATGCCTGTAAATTGATCAAGTGTTAGTCCTGTGCCGGCAACAGTACGTTGCATTTCTTGTATGCTGCCGCCAAAGTTTGCGCCAACTGATGCTGCGGTATTAAATGCTTTGTATGTTGATTGTGCCGCTCCGGCAACTGCACCAAATGCAGACGAAACTAGTCCACCAACAATTGGAATCTTTGCAAAGATGCCCCCTACTGCGGTAACATCGTTGCCCATTTTAGAAAGGTCACCTAATAGGCTAAAGAATCCTTGACCTAACTTATCAGCAGTCTTTCCTAGATTAGTAAGCTCGTTGGCTCCTGCTTGAATTTGTTTTTGTCTTTTAGCATCTGCTGCTTCTGCTTCTTCGTCTGCTTTTTTCTTTTTTTCTTCGCGCTTGATTTGATCATCTAAATTCTTGGCGGCCTTTTCACGCTTTTTAAGTTCGTCGTCGTAGGCCTTGTTGGATTTTTTAACCTTTTCATAGAGCTTTTGAAGTTCTGCATCGCCGCCCGCACCTCCGCCCTTAGCACCCATCTTGGCCATAACGGCTAAGAGCTGTCTTAGTGTAGCTTCAGTGGCTGCATTGTTTAATTGGACCGGTTGCCCGCCAATATCACCTGTAACTTCTGCCATTATAATTTAATCCCAGAAAAATGCGCATATAAATAGACTGTCATACATTTATTTATCGGGGGTACAAATGGCAGAACAAACCATGTTACAGACACCAGCAAAGCATAATCCGCTTGCTAATTATTTTAGACAACCTAAATTGTATATGCGTTTGCCTAGTGGCGGAAAATTCTATACTAACGGTGCTATCGACCGGAGTGCTAACGATGAGTACCCAGTATATGCCATGACGGCCAAAGACGAGTTGATGTTTAAAACTCCCGATGCACTATTGAACGGTGCCGCCACAGTAGAGTTGATCAAAAGCTGTGTACCAGCTATCAAAGATCCTTGGAGGATGCCTACTATTGATCTTGATGCAGTTCTTATTGCTATTCGTATTGCCACCTACGGTGAAAACATGGAAGTAAACAGTGATTGCCCTAGCTGTAATCATAGAAACATGTATGATGTAAATTTATTACAGTATCTTGAAAAATGCAATCAGTTCCAATATACTGATGCAGTTGATGTTGATCCATTGCTGGTAAAAATTCGTCCTTATTCTTATCAAGAAATTACCAAGACCGCAATTAAAAATATGGAACAGCAAAAGATCATTTCTATTGTCAACGATGACGACATGAGCGACGAAGAAAAATTAGAAAGATTTGGCAGTAGCTTTATCAAACTTACTGAATTGACTATTGATGTTATTGCAGGATGTATCGTTAGTATTGAAAGCCCAGACGGTATTGTTACAGATCAGAACATGATCAAAGATTTTATCAACAATGCACCAACTGATGTATTCAATAAAATCAACGAACATGTTACTTCAATGAAAAATCAATTGGATCTAGAAGCTCAAGCTGTTGCTTGCGAAGAATGTAAGCATGAGTTTAAAATTACCATCGTAATGGATCAGACAAATTTTTTCGCAGTAAGGTCTTAAATCTCCCAAGGCCGGAGATCTTACTGTACGTTCAACAACTAGAAAAAGAGGCTAGGGAGCTTAAAAAAGATGTACTTAAAATTTGTTGGTACATGCGTGGGCTCTCATATGAAGAAGCCATAATGTTGAGTCATGAAGAAAGACAGATTGTTGGAGAGATTATCAAAGACAATTTAGAAACAACAAAGAAAAGCGGATTACCGTTCTTCTAATAAAAAAGGACTCCTAAGAGTCCTTTTATTTTGATTACTTCTTTCTAAACAAACTAAAACCTTCTGCTAACGCTGGTCTAGTATTAGTTTTGCTTTCAGCGGGCGCTGCTGCGCCTGCTTTAATTCTCTTTCTTGCTGCACCTAATGCACCTGTACCGTATTCTGCTTTCTTACGAATAGCATTGATAGACTGTCCTGGTAATGCTTTACCAGTCTGAGTGTCAAATGTCTGCTGGCCAATATTAGAAGCACGTTTAGTGCCAACTGTGGCTACAGGATTTGCAATAGTCTTTTCACCACTTGGCGCTGCCGCTGGCTCAGCTGCTGGCTCAGCCGCAGGTGCTGCCGCAGGTTTAGCTACCACTTTCTTAGGAGGTACTTTTTGTTGTTGTGGTTCTGGCTTCTGTGTTAGATCTTTAGCCATTTGCCCAAATGCTGCCGCGCCTGGATTTGCACCTGCTGCTGGTTTGGCCGCTGCTGTTGCATTAGGATTACCTGGCTTTGCTGTATTTGTTTTGCTAACAGGAGCATTGGCCATTGTGTTTGGTTGTGCAGCTGGCGCTGCGCCTGGTGCTGCCGGTGCACCTGCTGCTGGTTTAGCTGCTGGTGCTGCTCCAACTTCTTTTTGTAATGCCTGTAAAATTCTTTGCTTGCCTTTTTTGTCTAGCTTGTCAATGTTAGCTTTTACCTGAGCATACATTGTTCCGCTAGGAGCTGCTCCCGGAGCTGTTGGTGCTCCTGCTGGTGCTGCACCACCTGCTGCCGGCGTAGCGGCCGGAGCACTTCCACCTGCTGCCGGCGCTGCCTTTCTTGCCGGTGCTGCAGGAGCAGAATCAACTCCTGCATCTGCTGCCGCTGCCATGCTTGGCTTTTGACCTGCTGCCATTGCACCTTTGGCATATTGATTACCTGCTTTAAATGCTGTGGCTAATCTGCCTGGTGCTGATGGTGCTGCTGCGCCACCTGCTGCTGGCGCTGCTGCTGGATCTTCATCGTCGCCTGCACCTGCGACAGTTTGTTTACCGGCAGCAAAGCCTTTCTTGACTGCTGATCCTAGTCCTGCTACACCGCCTGCTACTGCGCCTACACCTTTGGCCAGTGTGCCTACACCTTTACCAATTGCTGTGCCAATCTTGTTGGCTAACGGGCCTTCGTCTAGTTGTTGGCTTTCAACCAATATGTCTTGTATTCTCATTTCAAGCGGTTCCTAATTGTTTTTGTAAGTAAGCAGCCAGACGTTTTTTGCCTTTGCTATCTAATTTAGCAAGGTCTGCCTTGACCTGTGCGTATAACGATGTTGCGCTGCCACCTGCGGGTATCTTCAATGCTTTGAATACCTGTGATGTGACTGCATCATCAATGCCTTGTGCCTTTAAAAAGTTTGCCAATTCTGTGCTGTCCGTAGGACTGCCAGCTTTTTGCCAAGCACTGTTTAACTTGTCTGCGGTAACCCGTGTGGTAAGATTACCTGCTTTGGTGTTTACCCATCCTGCTGCCTTGCCCACTGCACCCTTGATAGCATCCATTGGACCTTCTTGCAACTGTTCAACTCTGTTGAATACTAGATAAACCTGCCCTTCACTTAAAGGTCTTGTTTTATTTTCAAAACTTTCTTGCTTGGGTTTCTTTTCCATTGCACCTGCTGCGGTGACTGCGCCCTGCGCGGCCTTGGCCATGCCTTGTGCAAATGCCTGTACATTCTCTGCGGCTGCTGACCACTTGGCTGCTTTGGCCTGTTCAGCACCAATTTGTGTGAGATATTCTAGGCTGCTCATCTTTTCAATGGCTTGATCCATTGCTTCAAAGTTTAGTCTAGCTTGATTGTAGTCACCTGCTTTCCATGCGCCCACTGCGTCATCAAAGAATGTTTTGGCATCTTGTACATCTTCAGGACGACCAAACAGAGATCCTGTTTTAAATGTGCCAAAGCGATCACCAAACTCGCCATTGATTTCTTGAATGGTTCGAGTGTAATTTGCTGTAACCACATTGGGATTTATTTTGCTGGCAACAATTTCAATTGGCTTGCTAAGTAAGTCTCCAACAAGCTCTACTGCTTTGCCTGTTAGCCAACCGTAGGCTGCTGTTTTAATACCTTTGCCAATGGCTGTGGAAAGTTTTTCGCCTTTGAGCAATTCTAAACTGCCACGTAGCACTTGTCCAGCAATTGCACCGCCCACGGGGCCGCCAGCTAGAGCAGCCAGTGTGGTTAGTACACCAATGATTGCTGCTGTCTTTCCAGGATTCTCTTTGGCCCACATGCCCATTTCAGAAATGGCATCCAGGATCTTGCTGTCTGGGAACTTGGTATTGATCTTGTTCTTTAGTTGTTCAAACTTTTGATCAAATGCTTTAACTGGAGTTGTATTCTGTAGCCATACGCCAACCTTGTTGACCATAGCATCTACTTGTTTGGCAACATCTACTCCTTTGCCTAACATGGTGCGATTACCGCCACCTGCTGTTACCGCTTGCTCAATGTTGCCAAATATCTTTTGTATTGTTGCAGGATTGATACTGGCTTCTACAAGAGGTGATAATTCATTGTAGATACCTTCTACAATGCGTCTTTGTTCAGCAGTCAGCCCATCACACGATTCTGCTAGAATCTTTTTGTTTGCTATTAGCTGTTGCTCTTTGAGAATATGATCTAATTTCATTCTTGATCCGAAGTATATGTTATTTATTATTTAAAAGCGAGCAATGCTCGCTTGCGTTTTCGCTTCCGCTCAACGCATTTTTCTTTCTTAGAGATAATGTTTAAGTTGTGAAGTATTATTAAATGCGAAGCATTTTAAATATTATGCAGATTGTTCAGTCACACTTTGCCCTTGCGGGCAAAAATATGTAACATTATGCGAGTTGCACAGTACACATTAGCGTTACAGCATTACCAAGGCGGTCGTCCGGTACCTTTAGCTGCGTCTTTATACGACGGCGGGCCTTTGTACATACGCTAACACATACAAAGCCGTGGGTGTTTCTCCCTCTTTTAGCCTATTTTAAACTTTTTCTTATAAATCAAACGGATTAAAGGCATATTCCATCGTGGTCCTGTAAAGGATACTGATTTACAACCCCTCTACCAAGTAGGGAATTCCATTGACTGTGATCCGAGATCCAGCTTTAAGGGCACCGTAACAACGCCGGTGCGGGCTTATTTGGCAGTTAAATTGCCTAAATTATTGAGCCTTGAGTATATGTGAACCATGTACACGCACAGAAATCTGTCCGTTATAATAGTCTTTTGATTCTAAAACTTTGTGATTAAATTGTTCGCGAGCCTCAATATAGCTGCATTCTGATTTGGATTTGCAATAGTAAAGTATTTCTCTTCGGAAGTTTTCTGCGCCTAGTTCTACAACGTCTTTGCTAAGTTCTGTATTTGAGCCATAGTATGTTTGCCAATCTGAGTCAATTTTGCTACGAATTTTCTTCTTCTTTTTAGTGCCGTTTTTGAGTTTTACTACTTTGTATGATGTTTTTGCGAACTTTGCAAGTTTTTTGCCTATGTATTTGCGCCCAGTTGTTGTGTTAGTAATAAGATAAACAAATCCAACACAATCTTCTGGTAACTCAGTAACTAGTTGATCTTGATAAAACCATGACATCAACTAGTTATCTTGGGGGGTCTGCCTAATTTGCCTTTTCTGGATTCTTTACGATTTACTCGTTTTTCTTGTATTTCTACACGCCTAGTACTTGCCTCATTGCGTATTTCTGATAGCCAATATCGTGCCTTTATGCCTGCTTCATCTGAGCCTTTATATTCAAAGCGTTCCTGCCATTTAAAATATTCTTGGAACGCTTTGATCATGCGATCGTGAGCTTCAGTGGTCACGCAACAATCTCCACATCATTGCTGTAACTAGTGAAACCATTTTCTTTAATAACTTTTAACACATGATTTACTCGACTTGTTAGATCGTCTCTGTGCGAAATTAGGAATACATTCTTGTTGCGTTCTCTAGTCATTCGTTTTAACACAGCAATACTAGATTCAACACCGCTTGCATCCATGCCACTATCTACTAATTCATCAATAAACAACAAGTTGATAGGATGATACAAGTTTTCCCACACGTCACGGAAGGCCCAACTTAGACTTAGGATCAATCTATTGCGTTCGCCACGACTTAAATTGTCAAAGTCCAAGTCTTGACCTAGCTGTGTAATGATTACACTTAGATCATTCTGGAATTCTACAATGTGCGGCAGACCGATCTTATCAAGATAGTAGGTCAAACGTTGATTTAAGAACGCTAAGTTTTGATCAATAATACGTTTGCGTACAAAACTGTCTTTGTTAGTCAACAATTTGTGCAAGAATTCCTGATGATCTTTCACAGATGTAAGATCATTGACTTTAGTCCAGTCAATTTCCTGTACAGCAGTATTCTTTAATTCGTCAATTTGTTCTTGATAGGGGTTAGTTTCTGCATCTTTAATTTCTAGATCTTTTTCCAAGCTGGTTAAAGTGTTCTTGTGATTCAATGCCTGTTCTAATGTATCATAAAATACATTAGGCATAGTGCCTAGTTCACCTAATTCTTTAACAGCATCAGTTAGTTCCATCCATTGTGTGTTTGTTGACAAATACTGCAATGATGATTCTTGTAGTGCTTTCTTTTTTCCTGCTAACACTTCTTCATGTTTACTGTCGTGCAGTTCTTGACCGCAAGCATAACACTTGTGATCTTCTAGGTCTGCAATTTCTTTCTTTAGTTTGTCTGAAGTCTTTTCTTCTCGACCCATGTCTGCTTCTGCACGACTTATGGCTTTAGTTAGATCTGCAATATCTTTCTTTTTGGTATTGTATTCAGTCAACGCTCTGTGAGCAGCAATTTCTGCTTCTGCATCAAGATGGCTTAGTTGATCAATACTTTTTAAAATATTTTCTATATTTTTTTCTTTAGTTTCGTCCCACATGCGTTGTTTACGCTCTAGAGAATCGATACTTTGTTGTATTCTTTCGTTGCTTACTTTGATAGTTTCAATTCTAGTGTTTTCAAAAACAATAGCATCTTTAGAAATTTTAATTTGTTCTTTAAGTTTTTCTGCTTTTTCACTCAGTAACGTTATACCCAGCAACTGTTCTATAACTGCACGTTGGTCTGATGCCTTCATAGAAAGGAACGGCTCAGTATAAGTGTTTAATGCTAGGATATGTTTGAACATATCGTGGCTCATACCAAACAATTCTTCAATTGCTTTTTGTGTTTCTCTGCTGTCGCCTTGGCTTTCGTCAGTATCTTCTAGATCTTGTTCTTGTCCGTTGATACTAAACTTCAATAGGTTAGGCTTACGTCCACGTTCAATATGATATTCTTGCCCATTCTTTTCAAATGTCACAGTACACAGCATGCCTTTGCTGTTGATCTTGTTGATCAAATTATCACGTTTGATGTTTGTAAGTGCTTGCCCATAGATAGCATAGCTAAGTCCGTTGATAATGGTAGTTTTACCAGTACCGTTACGTGCCCCGCTATCGTCACCGCCTAGATCTAAGTTCTCACCTAGTACTAACGTCAGTTGACCTCGATCAAAGTCAATTGCTTGAGTCTGATTGCCCACACTCATGAAATTTCTAACAGTTAAATTTTTAATCTTTATCATAGGTCTTTGTAGATCTCCAAAAGCAGTCCACGATTATATGTGTCGCTTTCAATAGCATTGATTTGATTCATCACAATAGTATCAACGGATTCAAAATTGATATCGATTGGAGTTGAAGTTGAATCAACTTCAACCTTCTCTGGAATCAACATCAGTTCTCGCAGATCAAATTGCGGAATAAATGTTTCACGAATAAAGTTTGCTTCTTCAAAACTAATTGGTAAATCAATTGTTACCCTGGCATGCATTTTTTCATGTAATAGTTTTTCAGGAGCTTCAACAATTTGACTGAGTTTAAATGTACGATAGATAGGTTGACCAGGCCAAGTTTTGTATTCTGGCTTGCCGCCCCACTCTAAGATCATCATTCCACGATCATCGTCTCCTGCATCTGCATAGTTGTGCGGGAAAGCATTACCAATGTAAGTTACATTGCCCTTGCTTTGACGTTTATGGAAGTGTCCACTGAACACATACTCTTGATTGCCAAAGTGATCAGCTTGTAACTGACCATGGTCCGGCATCTGTACCATAGCGTTCATGTAAAACAACGGAAGTTCTAGGTGTCCAAAGATATAACGGCTCTTCATTTTAGGAATAGCCTTCCATTCGTCGCCCACTAGCCAAGGCATGATGGTTACATCGCCTTCGGTTAGTGTATCTTTGATTGGAACAATATTAGGAAACAATCGCATGAATTCAACAGAGTTGATTTCACGTTTATCTTTGTAGAATAGATCGTGATTACCTAGAATGAAATATACTTTTTCAAACGAGGAACTCAGTTTCTCTAAATTGGAAACAGTATAGTTCATAGTACTCACGTCAGTGGTACTACGATTATGATGCCAGTCACCTAGAAAGATTGCAGTTTCACAACCTTCTGCCTTGGCAGTTTCACAGAACCAAGACACAAAGTCTTCACAATCTTGATTGTGAGTTCTGCTACCAGATTTTAATCCGAAATGTATATCGGTAAAACACGCTACTTTTTTAAATAATGACATTTTGATCTCCTTTGTTATTGTAACACATTTACAACTTCAAGGTCAATCAGAATCCCCGTCAACACTTCCAACTGAAGTAACCGGAGCAACTGCATTTCCTGTTCCGCTATTTTGTCTAGTCCAACTTGGATTCATTCCATTCATTTCAAGTATATCGTCTCGAATATTTTGGTTGCGCTTTTCGATATTGATGATTCTAACAAATGAGTTAGTAACAGCAGCGGTATAATAAGCAAAAGGATTATCAGACTTGCTCTCATCAAACTGTAGGCCAATTTGGGTAAGCTGAAGAATTGCTTGGCCGCGCATTTCATCATTGTAAGTATATCCACGAACGTTACTCCTAGTAGCATATCTTTCGCACAATTTTAAAAACATACGAGCAAGATTGTTGGTCATTTGTCCGTATTCTTTATCAAAGTGTCCTGTTTGTAAATCTCCCTTCCAGTGACTCTTACCCACTAAAATTAAATTATCATTGTCATCATATTTCCAATGCTGGAAAGGAGGAAAGTTTACTTTTTCGTGACTGTCACCAACATTTTTAAGAGTCTTTTTTCTACCAGGAGCAAGCGGAATGTGTTCAAAAGTCATGATGCGGAACACTACATCGTTTTTAGGAATTTTTTTATAATCTATTTCAAATTCTTTTGCTGGTAGTTTTTTACCACCTGCAAGTACAGCGGCCTCGTGATTTAATTTAGCTAGTCTGATAGCACGATTGCGTTTAGCTTCGGCCACTGTGCGGATGTTGATTTTAGCCACACTAGGTAAAATTAAATCATAATCTCCGTATTCGGGCTGTGTGTACGAACAATATGTATTCTTGCTTTTGTGTATTTCTTTTAATAAATCTTTGTTTGTTAGATACTTTATTTTAGGTACTGTTGGTATTAAAGTCATAGTTATAGGATTCTCCTGTTACTTATATAATAGCACATTTTGTCAAGAATAAATAGACTATACGGAGTTTTTTTATGCCATTATCGCCAAACCCTCTTTCCAAACTAACAGCCTCTTTATCACAAAGCCTAGGCGCCGCTGCCGCACAAGCAGGCGGCACGTTTAATACCGTGGTTGCTAGTATAGATAAGACCAGTTTAAATGCCACAGTTTCACGATTAGCAGGAGAAGTAGGAAGCGGATTAAACGGTGCAACAGCATCGTTGGGCAATAGTTTTGATCAAGGTATGGCAGCGGTTAAAGGGCTTGGCGGCGGCATTTCAGGTGCCGGTGGGCTATCCTCGGCGTTAAACGGAGTAGTCGGTGGCGGAGCATTAGGCGGCATTGCATCACAGGCACAGTCTTTGGTTTCAAAAGTTGGAACTACAGTAGGATCTATCAGTAACGTTGGCGCCGACATTGCAAGCACCATTGACAAACTAGGTGCAGGAAATATTGCGGGCGGCCTAATGGGTGCTGCAACAAGCGTATCTAAGGCCGCGGGCATGTTGAATAATCTTTTAAGTCTTGGAAGAGCAGTCAACTTACCATCAAACGGAGAACTGTTTCAAACTAGAGGAGCGGTAGCTCAGGTAAGTCCAATTCCGGGAGAAGATTGGAGAGTTAGACTTGATTGTAATTGGGAACTATTTGATTCGCCGTTGTTCAACAACACCTTAAAACCAACCGGCGGACTAGTGTGGCCATATCTGCCAAGCATCACTGTTGCTACAAAAGCAAACTATACACAAATTGATCCTGTTCATAATAACTTCCCATTCCAGGCGTATAAAAATAGTATGATAGATGATATTCAAATTTCTGGAGAATTTAGTTGCGAAACTGAAGATGATGCATACTATTGGATTGGTGCTACAACTTTCTTGAGAGCAGTAACTAAAATGTTTTACGGTACAGGACCAAACGTTGGTAACCCTCCGATTGTATGTCGATTGACAGGCTACGGTAGCAACGTTTTTAATTCAGTCCCTGTGGTAATCAAGGCAACCAGTTTTGACATGAAAGACGACTGCCAATATATCAAAGTTAGTAAACTTGGAAGCCCAACATGGGTTCCTATCATGAGCACAATAAGTGTAACAGTTACTCCAATCTATAACAGAGCAAGATTGAGACAGTTTAGTCTAGAAGATTTTGCAAGCGGTAATACAGTAGGATTCTTATAATATGGCAACGTACAAAAAATCTTCGCCTTATTTTTTTACTAAACAAAATAAGTTATATCTAAATCTATTACAAATTAGACCAGTTCCTGCTGAATCAGATGATTTCAAATATGTGATTGAAAATCAATACAAGCACCGACCAGATCTATTGGCCTATGACTTGTACGGTACACCTAAACTTTGGTGGGTGTTTGTACAACGAAACATGAATGTAATTAAAGATCCTATATTTGATTTTGTCCCAGGCACATCTATATACATACCTAAGAAATCTAGTTTAGAAAAGTACCTAGGCGTATAACATATGGCAACATCAGCAGAAATACAAACACAGTTAGATAGAAATGCCGCACAGCGAGAGTCATTAGCAGCAAAGCTAGGACCAGCCACTGATGCTGCTCAGCAGGCATATAATACTGCTTCGTTTTTTAATCCGGCAGGAAAAAGTTACAGCGACAGTTGGTCAGGGTCGTTTAACGGGCAAACATTCTCAGACCCAAATGCATTGTACGCCGCAGCCCAAGCAGACTTTACTGCTAAAGCCGCCTATAGAAAACAATTAGCAGAAGAATTTAATGCCTTATTTCCAGTTAAAGATGATTTAGAAAAACAATTATCTGCTGCTCAAAGTGCAGAAGCATCTGAATCGCAAGCTACAAAAACGGTAAGAGAAACAGTTGGAGGTGATGCTCCAGAAGTTACAGGAGCAGCAGCCGGAGGAACTACAGACGGAGTTAAACCCGACGGAACTCCAGTAGACGGAGATGCTCAACCCACTAATATCACTAGAGGCGCAGCACTAACTCAACAGGACGCCGAACAAGCAGCACAAGGAAATGTAGCAGTGGCCACTGCTGCCAACGCCGCAACAGTTGCAGTAAACAAAGCAACAGCAAATAATGTACAACGTGGATTGCCAAATGTACTTGATAATTTTGCAACATATAATTCTTTGTTTACTTTTGCCTGTTTAAAACCACAAGAAGCAAATAACCCATATCTATATAGAAATTCTGCATGGTCTTCAAAACAGGTTGTGTTTGCATCTGCGGGAAGATTTGATGCTGAACGTGCAGGAACAGCTTATGGTAGTCCAGAATATTATGTTCAAAGTTTTAGTATGCAGTCTATTATCACAGGAACAGAAACTGCTGGTACTACAAATTCTATCAGCTTTAATTTTACAATATGGGAACCGTATTCTATGGGATTGTTTTTGCAATCTCTAGAAGTGGCAGCAGAAGCCGCAGGGTATGACAACTATCTAACAAACGCCATCTATGTTTTAAAATTAGAATTTATGGGATTTGATGAAAAAGGAACATCGGCTTGGGTTCCCTATCCTAAATATTTCACTGTACAATTAAAGAAAACAACATTCACAGTCAACGAAGGTGGTAGCACATACACGTTTGAAGCTATTCCTTTTAACCTAAATGGATTTAGTAAAGTAAACAATGCAATCAATCAAGACATATCTATAACAGGCGAAAATGTTAAAGAACTACTAACCACTGGCGAAAGAAGTTTGCAAACAGTATTAAATGAAAAAGAAGAACGTGCAGCCCGCCCAGGTGCAAATCAAGGTAAATCTATTCCTGACAAATATGAAATACATTTTCCAGAAACTTCAGATACTCCTATTCCAGGAGTAACTCCTGATGCTGGAACTAATACTGCTACAGTAAATCAAAGTAATCAAGTGGTGGTAACTAAGAGTGCTTCTAACGCATTAAACTCAGAAGAGTTTGGAGACAATCCTATTGGATCAGCTGTATTTGATTTTCAAACAGACTCAGGCGGAAACTATGTTGCACCCAAGGCATCAGATGTCCACGATGAAGGTACAGGAAAAGTAAACAGAGACAAGGTTACCAACGATTCTAAAAAAAGAACTTTTCAATACGGTAAAGATCAAACTGTTGTTCAAATCATTACACAGGCAATTGAAGAATCCGATTACGCTAGAAAAGCATTACAAGAAGAATACCTAGATAAAGGTAGAGTAAATTGGTTTAGAGTGGATGTTCAAATTCAATTATTAGACTGGGACGAAACACGAAAGGATTATGCCAAGCGAGTGATTTTTAGAGTACTACCTTATAAAATTCATAGTAGTGTGTTCACTAACCCAAACGCTGTTCCTACAGGCTACGACGAGCTTGAAGGTGATATTATTAAACAATACAATTACATCTACACTGGTTCTAACAATGACCTGTTAAAGTTTGATATTCAAATCAATAACAGCTTTTTCACAGCGATTAGCCCAACGCCACCAGATAAAGCAGGTCGTATTCAAAACAACGACCAAGCATCTTCTGGTATACAAGATAATAGTGGAGTTGAAATTCAAGAAGGCGCCAACGTCTCAGATGGCCTTGGAGCATCGAGCGGTGGTCGAACAGTAAAACCAGATCCAGCTATGGCAAAATTGCCTTTTGGCGGTTCTGGAAATTTAACGCCGGAACAATTTGTGGCCAACAACTTTCATCAGGCCTTTCTACAAACAGCATCAACCGAGATGGTTAAAATCAATGCTGAGATCATGGGAGATCCCTACTGGTTAGTTGATAGCGGCATGGGCGGCTACTTTGCTGCCGCAGGAGTCAGTGATCAAATCACAGCCGATAACTCGTGTAATTATGAAGCAGGGGACACATACATTTACATAAGATTTAGAACTCCAATAGAGCCAAAAGAAGCAGCAGGCGACTATTTGTTTGTAGACAGTTCTGACAGTCCTTTTAGTGGCATTTACAAGGTTATTAAAGTTGAAAGTAAATTTAGTGACGGCACATTTAAACAAACACTAGACTGTGTGAGAATGCCAATGCAGGCAAATGACTTCAGAGGCAAGGTTGTACCGAAGAAGGCCGGATCACTCATGTACAAACAAACAAAGCCAATCAAACCAAGTGCAGTTCCTTGGGAAGAAGACACCGCCTATGCTGGAGAAGACGAGCCAGGATCGGGCGATCCAGAACAATCACAATACGCATAACAGGAAAATAAATGGCATCAGAATCACGGTCACCAGAGAATCAAAAGGGTCAGCAAGGTATAGGTGCTGGCCCGTTTCTAGCAAAAGTCATAAGTCACTTGGATCCTGCTTTCATGGGCGGCCTAGAAGTGACTATCCTTCGCGATCAAGCCAACGAACAAGGTAACGATACAGAAACTTATACTGTAAGATACATGACGCCTTTCTATGGAAGCACAGCATACGAGTTTATGGGTTCTAATAAAGGCAATGCCGATGCTTTCAATGACACACAAAAAAGCTATGGCATGTGGTTCTGCCCACCGGACATTGGTGTTACTGTAATGGTAATGTTCATTGATGGAGATCCAAGTCAAGGCTACTGGATAGGCTGTATCCCAAGTAGATTTGCCAATAACATGATTCCAGCGATTGGTGCAACTACTGTAAATGATATTTCGCCTGATGACAAAGCCAAGTATGCAACAAGCCAACCCTTGCCAGTAGCAGAAGTAAATCGTCAAATAAATGATTCTGCCACAGGCGGTGACATAGATAAAATTAAAAGACCAGTACATCCTATAGCTGATAGATTCCTAGAATCAGGAACATTAGAAGACGATGTTAGGGGACCAGCAACTACTACAGTTAGAAGAGAAGTTCCTAGCATGGTGTTTGGTATTTTAACACCTGGCCCTCTTGACAAGCGTGATGGTGCTAAAAAATCTTACGTGGGCAGAAAAAATAGTCTATCTTCTTCGCCAGTATTTGTCAGCCGTTTAGGCGGTACCCAACTGGTGTTTGACGACGGTGATGATCAGTATCAACGTAAAACTCCTGCCGGCGAAGGCCCTGTTGAGTATGCAGATATTCTAAATGGTGAAACGGGTGATCCAAATATTCCTTACAATGAATATGCTAGATTGAGAACAAGAACAGGACATCAAATACTCTTACATAACAGCGAAGATTTGATTTACATCGGCAATGCTAAAGGTACATCTTGGATAGAATTGACCAGCAATGGCAAAATAGATATCTATGCGGAAGATAGTGTGAGTATTCACACCCAACAAGATTTTAATTTTTATGCTAATAGAGATGTAAACATAGAAGCAGGCCGCAACGTAAACATCAAAGCCAGCGCCACCGCAGAAACTGATGCAAATGGATCACCTGCCGGCAGAGTACAAATTGAAAGCAAATTTAATTTTAATTTACATATAGGTAAAGATGGTCGAATTACAACATTAGGAAAGTTAGATACCAATGCAGTAGGAGATATTAAACTTACTACCAAAGGCACTTCGCATATCAACAGTGCAGGTGAACATAGAGAAACAGCAGGCAAAATTCAAATGAATAGTGCTGCCGCAGCAAAAGCGTTATTAGTAACACCGTTAGATGTAATTGACAATATTGCAACAGACGGCACCTTAGTATGGGCTGATACAAAATATCAATCTGACAATGCTGTATCTAGCATCATGAAACGTATTCCAATGCACGAACCTTGGGCGTTGCATGAAAACATGGTGCCAACTTTTGTTACTCCTGACCAAACAGATAGAGAGGTTTAAATGGCAAAATTATATAATCAAAAAAGCGTAGCAACAAATACAGCTTCTGTTGGAAATCAAAGTGTAACTGCGTTTACCTATAAAGGTTTCAACAGTAACCAACAAAAAACAGGTTTTAAACAATACGATATTGATTTAGTAAAACAAGATATCGTCAATCACTTCCATATTCGAAAAGGTGAAAAACTTGAAAACCCAGATTTTGGAACTGTTATTTGGGATTTATTATTTGAAAATTTTACTCCCGAGGTTAAAAAACTAATTGCAGAAGATGTTGAAAGGATTATAAATTATGATCCACGTATCGCTGTAAATTCAGTAATTGTTGATAGCACAGACCAAGGAATAAGAATTGAAGCAGAGATAGTTTATCTACCGTTTAACATCAGCGAGCGTATGCAGCTAGGCTTTGATAGACGTAATCTTTCAGTAAACTAACCAGTTTATTTTAGGCGATAAATATCAAGATAGGAAACTAAAATGACAGCCACTACAAGACAAAACAATCTAATACTAAACGAAGACTGGACTAGAATCTACCAGACATTCAAGAACGCAGATTTTAAATCATACGATTTTGAAAATCTTCGTCGTGTGATGATTGATTATATTAGAGAAAATTATCCAGAAGATTTCAATGATTACATTGAAAGTTCTGAGTATATGGCCCTCATCGACGCCATTGCGTTCCTTGGTCAAAGTTTAAGTTTCCGCATTGATTTAGCCAGCCGAGAAAATTTCATTGAATTAGCAGAAAGAAAAGAAAGTGTCCTACGTCTAGCACGTATGCTGAGCTACAATGCAAAAAGAAATATCTCTTCAGAAGGTCTTTTAAAATTTGACACTGTGCGTACCACAGAAAATCTTGTGGACAGTAATGGTAAAAATCTAGCGCAACAAATTATTATTTGGAACGATCCAACAAATTCAAATTGGAGCGAACAGTTCCTAACAGTTTTAAATGCCGCAATGAGTGACAACACTGAATTTGGCCGCAGCCAAGGCGCTGCCTCTATCAGCGGAATACCAACGGAGCAATATAGATTCAGAACAGCCAACAGAGATGTTCCAATCTTCACATTCTCAAAGACAGTGGCCGGCAGAAAAATGGCATTTGAATTAGTAAGTACTTCGTTCAAAGGCAAGGATTATATCTACGAAGAAGATCCTATGCCAGCAAATCAATTGGGATTTGTTTACAAGAATGACGGAAAAGGTCCAGCTAGTGCCAACAACGGTTTCTTTTTATTATTCAAACAAGGCAGCTTAGAGCTAGCAGATTTTACAATTGCTGTTCCTACAGTAAATGAAAAAGTATCGATTGATGCTGAAGGCATCAACAATGACGACATATGGTTGTACGCTTTAAGCGCCGCAGGTAGTCAGCAATCATTATGGTCTCAAGTTCCTGCATTGACAGGAAATAACATTGCTTATAACAGTTTAGTGAACAGCGTAAAAAACATCTATTCTGTAATTACACGAGAAAACGATAAAGTTGATTTACAGTTTTCCGATGGCGTATACGGCAATCTACCACAAGGCTCATTTAGAGTTTATTATAGAGTAAGTAATGGTCTAAGTTATGCTATTGCTCCAAGTGATTTGCGAGGAATCAGTATCTCTATTCCGTATGTGAATAGTCAAGGAGCTTCTCATACATTGTCTATCAGTATGAGTTTAAAATATACAGTTTCAACTTCAGCACCAACTGAATCAATAACCAGCATCCGAGCAAATGCTCCTGCGGTATATTACACACAAAACAGAATGGTCACTGGAGAGGACTACAATCTTGCTCCTTTGGCTAGCAGTCAAGACATTTTAAAAGTTAAAGCTATCAATAGAACCAGTAGCGGAATTTCTAGAAACTTTGATATTATTGACGCATCTGGAAAATATTCCAGTGTTGACGTATTTGCCGACGATGGGCTGATTTATAAGAATCAAATTGAAACTGCACTAAATTTTAAATTCACTAACAAGATTGACATTTATAATTTTATTAGAAACAGCATTGATCCTATTATTTCAGGAACCGATGTTTATAATTTTTATCTAACAAAATATACAAAAATTTCCTTTATTGATAATACTTCAGTTTGGAATCAAACCACATCTGTTACCAACGAAACTACAGGATATTTTGAAAAATCAGATGGTACTACATTGTTAAAGACTGGTGTCTATACCAACAATACTTTAAAATATCTAGAACCAGATTCTTTAATTAAATTTATAGCACCTACGGGATATGCATTTAAGAAAGGAAAGAAAGTAACAGCAAATTTATCAGACCCTACTCAAGTATCTTATATTTGGGCAAAAGTTGTCAAAGTAGTAGGCGATGGAACTAACGCTGGACGAGGAATTCTAACATCTGGTAAAGGCCCTGTAAGTTTAAATGTAACAGTTCCATCGGGAGCAATTGCCAGTAGAATCGTGCCTAAATTTATTTCAAGATTGCCTAGTGCATTAGAAGCAGAAATGGTCAACCTAGCATTTTCAAATTTAAATTTTGGTCTTCGTTATGATGTTACTGAAGCAGCTTGGAAAATTATTACTGCTGCAAATTTAGACTTACTCAGCGATTTTAGTTTAGGTAAGACTGGAGATTTGACCAGTACCAACATTGATAGTTCGTGGATCATTGCATTTGTTAAAGAACCTGATAGATATATTGTTCGTATCCGTTCAATGGAATATGTATTCGGCAGCTTACAAAAAAATAGATTTTATTTTGATTCAAATCAAAAAATCTATGACAGCTTAAACAATACTGTAATTAAAGATCAAATTAAAGTGTTAGGTATCAACACAAATAGCGGATTGATAGACTCTTTAAAACAAGATGTTATATTTGAAGTAAGTGATAGTATAAAATATGAAGACGGGTATCAAAGCACAAAAGAAATTAAAATTGCCTTTGCTGATTCTAATGACGACGGTGTAATTGACGATCCAGATGAGTTTTTAAAAATTGTTGGCGAAGATCTAGATCTTAAATTTTTGTTCTTTAAACAAACTGTTGATATAACAGGTACACTAGTCTACGAGTATATCGATAATAGCAATGACACTATCATTTCTTTACAAAAAGAAAGTCTAGCAGTCATCGGTGATTATGCAAACGGACAGCTATTATATTTTTATGATAGTGCAGAGGACGTTGTAAAAAGTGTTGATAGAACAACAAACACATTGAATATTGAAAGTAGTTATAGAGCTAATATTGGCCGTGCAGGATTAAAATTCCAATACATTCACAATGCTAACGTTGATCGCAGAATTGATCCAAGTGTAAGTAATATCATGGATGTGTACTTGCTAACAAGATCATACGATACCACATTTAGAAATTATCTAAGCGGAATAACAACTACATTGCCTGAGCCTCCTAATTCAGATAGTCTATTGATCAAGTTTGGACAAAATCTAGATTTAATAAAATCAATTAGTGATGATATCATTTATCATCCAGTATCATACAAAATTTTGTTTGGTTCAAAAGCAGACGAAAAACTTCAAGCACAATTTAAAATAGTTAAAAATTCAAATAAAACAATAAACACAAATGATTTAAAAGTTAGGGTTATTTCTGCAATCAACGAATTCTTTGATGTAAGCAATTGGGATTTTGGTGATAAGTTTTATCTTTCAGAAATGATAACCTATGTAATAAATGCAACTGCACCTGATATTTCCAATATGGTAATTGTTCCTAGACAGGCCAGCCAATCGTTTGGTAGTTTGTTTGAAATACAAAGTAGAGCAGACGAAATTTTTGTTAGCGGGGCAACAGTTGATGATATTGTAATAGTTTCAAGCATCAACGCATCAGAAATTGGAGCTAATCCAACTTCAATTATAACATCTACGAGCATGTAAAAATGGCAGATAACGTATATCCTAAAAGTCAATTACCAATTAGAAGAAGTGTAGAGTTTTTACCTACAGTTTTTCAAACAGAAGCCAACGATAAATTTTTGTCGGGAGTATTTGATCCTCTAATTCAGCCAGGTACTTTAGAAAAAACAGTTGGGTATGTTGGTCGTAGATACGGCAAAACATACAACGGATCTGATGTTTATCTAGATACCGACGAAACATTGCGTAGCAGATATCAATTAGAACCCGGTGTGTTATTTCGACAAAACGGTGTTACCCATGACTTTTATGATTTTCTTGATTTAAAAAATATTTTAAAATTCTTTGGTAGCACAGAAGAAAGAGATCACCTAACTGACTATCAACAGCACTATTCGTGGAAACCTCCTATTGACTGGGACAAGTTTTTAAATTACAGAGAATATTACTGGGTTCCAAGTGGACCGCCAGCAATTAAAATTTTAGGACAAGCTGTAGGTATTACCAGTACATATAGAGTTAAATTAGGTGTAGGCTCTACCTACATATTTTCACCAGACGGGTACTCTAACAATCCTACATTGACGTTGTATCGAGGACAAGTTTATAAGTTTATTATGAATGCTCCTGGCAGCGGCATGGTAATAAAAACTTCTTACGACAAAGGATCTTTAACTTTTTATCCTGACAGAGATTATGCAGCAGGGGAATTAGCAATATTCAACAGTGCATTATGGAGAGCAAAAGTTCCTGTGTCTTCAGCAGACGGCAGCACCATTGATATTGATTCTCAAGATTGGGAGTTTGTTGAAGCTGCAACCGTGTCGACAATATTAGATTATACAAAGGGTGTAAAAAATAACGGCATTGAAAACGGCACGTTGACCTTTGAAGTACCCTATGATGCTCCGGATGTGTTATTTTATCAAAGTAATACAGATCCAAACAGATTTGGCCGATTTGTTATTGCTGATATTGAAAACGCAACATCTATAAACATTGACAAAGAAGTTTTAGGAAAAGCCAATTACACCAGCGGAAATGGAATTGCATTTAGTAACAGCATGGTTGTTAAATTTGAAGGAGCAGTTACTCCTGAAAAATATGCGTCTGGTTCTTGGCTAATTGAAGGTGTTGGCGATAAAATTACTCTAACAAATTTTGACGATCTAGTGGTTCCTAAAATTGTGTCAGATGTACCAGAGGTATTGTTTGACAACGATGGATTTGATACCATCCCGTTTGATGATGCATCCGCATATCCTGCATACAAAGATTATATTACAATTGCAAAAAGCAGTAAAGATTTAAATCCGTGGAGCCGATACAATCGTTGGTTCCACCGATCAATACTTGAACAGTCTCATAAATTGTCAGGCAGCGATTTTAGCGCAGTGGAAACAACTAGAGCCAAACGACCAATTATTGAATTTGTTTCAAATTTAAAATTGTTTCAATTTGGTGCAATTGCTAAAACAACTGTTGATTACATCGACACATACACCACTGATGTATTTTCTAAAATTGAGGGAAGCTCGGGCTATAGTATTGACGGTGAACCAGTATTCGACGGAGCAAGAATTTTAGTAGTAGCTGATACAGACAGTTTGGCAAATAATAAAATTTATCAAGTTGAATTTATAACACAAAATGCCAACAGACAGATTACATTGAAAGCAGTCAACGACACTGACTCTATACTTGGAGAAACAGTTTTAATTCGTAGAGGTAAAATCAATCAAGGCAAGATGTTTTATTACAACGGATCTGATTGGAAATTAGGACAAGAAAAAACCAAAGTAAACCAGCCCCCAATGTTTGATTCGTTTGATGAGCAGGGAATTAGTTTTGGCGACATTGACAAATATCCAGTATCTACTTTTGCAGGCACAAAAATTGTTAGTTACAAAATTGGTTCTGGTGTTGCTGATACTGAACTAGGTTTTCCTCTCAGCTATCTAAACCTTGATAATGTAGGCGATATTGAATTTAACTTTGACTGGGATACTCAAACAGTAACCTATGAAATTGATAGAGAAAGTTACAGTGTTGACATCTCCACAGGATTTTTTAAATTCAACGATACCGGAGAATTTGGTAACAATTGGGTAGAGACAAACAATACATATCTGCAGCCAATTATCGATTCTGTGATAGTTGAAAATCCAACTAATACTGTATCTTTCACAACATTGAATTGGCAGGACATTACCGATGATATGTCTGTTGAAATATATTTTTATTTAAACGGTAAAAAACTTACTAGTGCCTGGGAACAGGTTGCAGGGACATTTACATTTTCCCACACATTCTCTGCTAAAGATGTATTGGTAATTAAAATATTTTCTGATCTAGTGCCTAACACAGGATACTACGAAGTTCCAGTAGGGCTAGAAAAAAATCCGTTGAACGAAATTTTAACAACTTTTACATTTGGACAGGCAACTGACCATGTGTCTACTGGAATTGAATTTTCAACAGAATTTTCTGGAGTCTTTCCAGGAGCAAGCAATTTAAGAGATCTTGTCGGCTACCAAAATCATAACAAACGTTTTTTAAAACATTCTAGTTTAGCGCCTGCATCTATTGCATTATTAGTTGATAAAAAACTCAATATAGTAAAATCTATAAAGTATGCTAAAAAAGCATATAGTGAATTTAAGAATAATTTTTTAAAATTATCAGGCGAGTTCGAATATAACGATGATGTTCCGTCTACAGTCGACAATATCTTATCAGCATTGTCTAAGACTAAAACATCTATATCACCGTTTAATGATTCCGATATGGTAGGCACTGGTGCATATAGTGTTATTGAATATACAGTCGAGGATGTAGGAATTAAAACATTTTCGTTATCTCAGCATTTTGATTTAAAAACTCAAAGTACTAGAGCAGTTTATGTTTATATCAACGGCCGTCAACTTATAAATTCTAAAGATTATCAGTTTAATGAATCTTTTCCTTTTGTTCAATTAAACGTAAGTCTAGTTGAAGGAGATGAAATTAGAATAGTAGAATACGGCTCAACAGCATTTAACCATATTCCACCAACTCCTACAAAATTAGGTATCTATAAAAAGTACCTACCCTATAAGTTTTTAGATGATACTTATCTAGAACCTCGCTGGATGATCCAGGGCCATGACGGTAGCCTAGTACCAGCATTTGAAGACTATCGAGATGACATACTACTTGAATTAGAATTACGAATCTATAATAATCTTAAAGAACCTTACACTGAAAGTTTATTTGATATAGACCGTGTACTAGGCGGATATTATAAATCTGGAATTTTTTCAAAATCTCAAGTCGACGAAATTATATCAACTGAATTTCTAACTTGGATTTCTGATACAACTGTTGACTATACAAGCAACAGATATTTTGATTCAGAAAATAGTTTCACGTACACATATTCAAACATGTTAGATCCCACTTCTACGCAGGTGCTGCCTGGCTGGTGGAGAGGAGTGTACCAGTGGTTCTTTGATACCACTCGCCCTCATATGTGTCCTTGGGAAATGTTAGGATTCAGTGAAAAACCAACATGGTGGGAAAGCGAATACGGCCCAGCACCGTATACTTCTAACAATTTAATTTTGTGGGAAGATCTTGCAAATGGCGTCATCAGACAAGGCCCAACTGCTGGAGTAGATTCAAGATATCAACGACCCGGCCTATTAGAATGTATTCCAGTAGATGCTAATGGAAAACTAATTAGTCCATTAGATTCCAATTTAGCACGTGGTTTTTCTTTGATAAACAATCAAGGAGATTTTAAATTTGGAGATTCGTCTCCCGCAGAATATGCATGGAGAATTACCAGCGAGTATCCGTTTGCTGTTGTAATAGCATTGTGTCTGCTACGACCTTTTGAATTTATTGGACAGACCTTTGATAGAGCCACAATTAAAAGAAACATTTTAAATCAGTTGGTAAGTTCTACCACAAATAAATTTATCAATGTAGATAACTTAGTGTTATCAGCGACCGGAGGATCTAAAGTATCCGGACTAGCATCTTATATTGTTGATTTTTTATTGAGTCAAAGTTTACCAAGCACACAATTACAAACTAGATTAGAATCAATTGATGTTGGTCTAACCTATCGACTAAGTGGATTTGTTGATCCTCAGCAACAGAAATTTGTACTTGACAGTCGTAGCCCTAACTCCACGTCAAGTAATATTTTTATTCCTTTTGAAAATCAGGAAATCTTTTTTAACGTTAGCGCACCTATAAACAGCATAACTTATAGCGGTGTTATTATTGAAAAATTAGAAAACGGATGGAAGCTAGAAGGGTACGATAAACAGTTTCCATATTTTCCATATTTCTTCGCTATTTCAAGCGTAGGGAATCCTACTATCTCTGTAGGCGGAATAAGTGAAAATTACCTTCAATGGTCTCCTAATAAGTTTTATGGCAATGGTGTTATTATAGAATACAGTAATAGATATTATCGTAGTCTTGCAAGTCATGACAGCGGATCAACCTTTGATATCACTAGGTGGAAACTATTACCAGGATTGCCTAAAATTGGATCAACTGATGCATTTAAAAAGAGCTCGTTTGATTACCAATCAGTTTTAAAAATGAGCTATGGCACGGTCCTAGGCACCGTACAAGAAGTTGTTGACTTTTTAATTGGATATGAGCAATATCTAATATCTCAGGGATTTAAATTTGGTCGATACGATTCTGAAAATAAAGTCACTCAAGACTGGACTACCAGTGCTAAAGAGTTTATGTATTGGACTCAACACAATTGGGCAGTTGGTTCTCTGCTTACTCTAAGCCCGTCTGCTGAAAAACTAGATATTGATTTTTCTGTAGGTGTGTTAGATAATTTATTAGATAGTTTTTATGATTATCAGGTATATCGTGGTGATGGAAATCCGCTAGTTCCTAATTTCTTGAATATTAAACGCGGATTTCAAAATGTAACAATTGAAACTACAAACACAAACGAAGGCATTTATTTCTTTAAAGGATATTTGGTCCTAAAAGAACACGTTGCAATTTTTTCAGATCGCACAGTGTTCAATGATGTTATCTATGATAAGACCACTGGCTATCGACAAGAACGTATCAAGAGTAGAGGTTTCCGTACAGTTGACTGGGACGGAGATTACACAAGTCCTGGCTTTTTGTTTGACAATGTAAGTATAGCTCCTTGGCAACCATTTGTTGATTACAAGTTAGGCGATATAGTTTCTTATAAAGCATATAATTGGGTAAGTCAGATCAATCAAACAGGTGCAGAATTCTTTAATGATTCGCATTGGTCAAAATTAGATTCATTACCTGAAAAGAGACTAGTACCAAACTTTGATTATAGAATCAATCAGTTTGAAGATTATTATAATCTTGATTCAGACGGCTTGAGTACAAGTCAGCGAGATTTAGGTAGACATGCAATTGCATATCAAACAAGAGATTACTTACAAAATCTTGCAGAAGACGATGTAACACAATTTCAATTATATCAAGGATTCATCAGAGAAAAAGGCACAAAAAATGCAGCGGTAAAGATCTTTGATAAAATCAGTAGAAGTACAGAAGATAGTATTGTACTAAACGAAGAGTGGGCGTTTAACGTAGGAGAGTTTGGCGGTAAAGATCAGTTGAAAGAAATTGAATTTGCTATCACTAGAAATGATATTCAAATAAATCCACAGCCTATTTTAATTGTAACTTCTATCCCTAGTTCCGTTATATTAGATCAGTATCTAAGAATACCTGCTTCTCAGTTTACCAAAGCCGATACTCCTTTTACAGTAAACATTATTCCAACAACCACTGATGTTGAGTTACAAACAGCAGGGTATGTAAAGTTTGATCAAATTGATTATGCAGTGGCAACAATTGATGATATTTCTAATATTGATATTACTTCAGTTGCAGATAATGATCATATATGGGTCACGTTCTATAAACATTCATGGACTGTCTTTAGAGTAAACATTAAACCGTTATTACACATTACTGCAATTTCTAAAGTTATCAAACCAACAAGTACCGTTGAAATTACTTTTGATCGCCGTCATACTTTTGCAGTCGATGATGTTATTGGTATTGTTGATGTTACTAATCTAACAGGATTCTTTAAGATTGTATCTGTTTCAACGTATACAATTTCGGTGCAGGTAAGCAAAACAGCAATTGATCCAGTTGCAGATCTAAGTACATTGATTAAAATATATGGGCTAACAGAATCAAGATTTGCTAGAGCATCGGCTCTATCACCTGACTCGGCTGCATTATTATCAGCTGGTGCAAAATTATGGATTGATCAAGATGACACCGGAAAATGGCAAGTACTAGAAAAAAATAACGTATTCCTGCCTAAGGAAATTACTGATTACGGAACAACTATTCCGTTAAACGCAGGATCTTCAGTAGTCTATGTTGAAAATCTACGCCAGACAATAACTGGACTCCCTACAAGAAATCTTGTGGTAGCACTAGTAGAAGGAGTAACAGGATTAGGATCAAAACAAGTTATCAGTCCAGACCTTACATTGTATCCATTATCTAATTCGTCGTTTGGTGCATCAGTAGCAGTTAGTCCAGATAATAGATGGCTAGTAATAGGAACACCATTTGCATCAAATATCCCTACAAGATTTAAGGGAGCATTAGATGCAGTTACAAATTATAATGTTGGTGACATTGTATTGTATGCTGGCAAACTATGGCAAGCAGTAACAGACAAGCATGGCGACAGTACCATTGACATTACCAATGGCGACTGGGTTCCGGCAACTATTATTGACTATGATCCTGTCCTTGGAACAGGGCAGAATCTTTACAAACAAGGTTTAATATCAATATACCAATGGGCCAACCAAACGTGGAACATATATTCGTCATTTGTTAGCCCACGTCCTGCCACTGGTGAATTATTTGGAAGTTCTATAGCGATTGGTAAATCTGGAACAGAATATTATATGACTGTGTCTGCTCCAGGCTCTCTTGATAATACTGGTAGAGTATACATTTATAAATTTAATGGAACACAGTGGGCACAGAACGAAGACTCTAACTACAGAGGTATTTTTGATGCTCATAAACGTTATCCCACAGGATCAATTGTGTGGTACGATAATCGTTTCTGGCAAGCAACTGTTGATTTTGTAGGCGATGGTAGTACTATTGGCGTGGACGAAGATGCTACTGGTGCATGGACAAAAATTGACCCAGTACCAACACAGCCCGACCTACCAACACACCTAGCAGTCAACACCGACGGCTCAAGTCTTATCGATGGATCAACTCTAACTGAAGGGCCAACAGGTTCAACAACACTGGCCGAATTAGTTAAACAAGATGATGCATTTGGCTCAAGCATGGCATTGAGCAGAGACGGCTCAATTTTAGTAATAGGATCCCCTAACAGTGACGGTGTCTATTTTGAAAATTACAAAGGGATGTATTCACCTTATATTGAATACACAAAAGATGATGTAGTTAAAGTAGCCGGAGTATATAGAAAACTAACTTCTGATTTTAGTATTGCAGAAGACCCTGCAGGACTTCCGTGGATAAGCGTAGGTGATAGTTCTTTTTACGCTACAGGTAAAGTATACATTTACCAAAAAGATCAATACAGCATCTATAGATTAAAACAAACAATTACATCTCAGTCAATTGCAAACTTTAGCGACCTAGATAAGTCAGAGCCGATCAATGTAGGCGATCAGTTTGGATTTAGTGTTGACATTGATGCAACTGGATTGAATATTGTTATAAGTAGTCCGTTAGCAGATATCAATTTACAGAACCAAGGTTCGGTATACTTCTTTAGTGCAGCATCATTGGCTGCTCCCGAGTGGCGTCTAAAACAAAAAATTGAAAGCTATGAAGAATACTCTAACATACTGTTTGGTTTCAGTGTTAGTATTAGTCCAGGTGCAGATAGAGTAGTAGTAGGGGCTAAGAATGCTCCGTATAAAGCTTCTACCTATTTCATGGATAACACAACATTTGATAGAAACTCTACAACGTTCTCAGAAGATAAAGGTTACACTGGTCAGGTATATTCTTATGAAAGACTTGATGGAAAATATTTCCTTGCAGAAAAATTGCAAGCAGACCTACAAACAGACGAATCTTTTGGCTACAGTATTGATGTTTCAACATCAGTGATTGCAGTTGGCTCACCGGCTTACAAAGAGTTAGGAGTTCCAGTAGGAACAGTTCGATTATTCAAGAAAGCTAATGACGTAAATTCTCTTGGTATAATTGCACAACAAGATGCAGTTACTGACATTGAAAAAATTAAAAATATTATTTTAGTTGACACAGTTAAAAATATTAAAATTGCCGATGTAGATTTTATTGATCACGCTAGATTAAAGATTCTTGGAATTGCAGATGCTGAGATCAATTATAAGACACCATACGATCCTGCAACTTACACAATTGGTTCCGACGAGCAAGTTGTTGACTCAACAACTGCATGGTTTGAAAAACAAGTTGGAAAAATTTGGTGGAATCTAGGAACAGCAAAGTGGGTTGATTACGAGCAAGGAGATATTTCCTATCGTACTGGTAACTGGAATAAGTTAGCCCAGGGAGCTAGTATCGATGTTTACGAATGGGTAGAAACAATATTACAACCTTCCGAATGGAGTGCGTTGGCAGATACAGCCACAGGGCTTGCTAACGGAATCTCCGGACAACCATTACATCCAAACAACGATGTATATTCTGTAAAGCAGTTATATAATTCTGCAACACAGCAACTTACAAAAACTCTATATTACTATTGGGTAAAAGCATCAACTATTATTCCTACTGATATGCCAAATAGATCGCTATCAGCGGCAGGAATCCAATCTTTGATTTCAAATCCAGCAGGCAGCGGTCTACCGATAATTGCAGTATTAGATAGTAATAAATTGTTAGCATACAATTTTAATTCTGCAATAACATCTGAAAATGCATCAGTCAATATTGAATTTTACAGAGATTCTGCTGTAACTAATCCTGTACATAGAGAATATTTGTTGATGTCTGAAAACGTTGCAGATAGTGTTCCAAACGAAACTCTAGAACAAAAATGGATTGACAGTTTGATTGGATTTGACCAAGCAGGTAACACAATTCCTGATCCAAAATTATCTGATAAAGAAAAATATGGTTTAAGTTTTAGACCAAGACAGTCAATGTTTAAAGATAAGGCAAAAATTTTAAAAATTATTATAGACAACATAAACGGATTTTTAACCTCTATACCAGCAGCGGATCTTATTGACTTTGAATATTTAAAATTAGCAGATCCTCTTCCTTCTGAAAAACTAAACGAATATGATATTGCAGTTGACACACTAGTTGACCTTGAACAAATTGGAACAATTAGAGTACGCCAAGCTGTGTTCCATGCAAACATTGTAAACGGCGAAATTGACACGATTGATATTATTGATGCTGGATTTGGATATAAGAAAGCGCCGTATATTCAAATTGAAGGCACAGGTAAAGGTGCAACTGCAAGCATAACAATTGATCTACAGGGTAGAGTAGATTCTATTAAAATTTTATCAAGAGGTAAAAAATATAGTTCTGCAATTGTAAAAATTAGAGCATATTCTGTATTGGTACGACAAGATAAGAATCTCAATAATTTCTGGGGCATCTATTCATGGGATCAAGATAGACAATTATTTTATCGAAGCAAATCTCAAGGATACGACACTACCAAATATTGGGAATATATTGATTGGTGGGCAGAAGGATATAGTGCAAGTTCAAGAATTATCTTTGAAATACCTGCATTGTATTTAGAGCCAACACTATCTACTAAAGAAGGCGATTTAATTAAAGTTAAAGAGTTTGGTACAGGAGGCTGGGCAGTACTTTTAAGAACAGCTGATGGTCAAGGAGAAATTTTAAAAAACTATTTAATGATTGGTAGAGAAAACGGAACAATCTACGCAAAGGATTCTCTGTTTAATAAAATAACAACTCCTATAGGATTTGACAATGTTGCATATTATGATGCCGCACTATATGACTTAGAGCCGTCAACAGAATTACGAAACATTTTAAAAGCTGTAAAACAAAATATCAATATATATGGTAATGGAGCAGGGTGGAATAATTTATTCTTCACTAGCATACGCTATGCATTTTCTGAGCAAGAGAATCTCTACTGGGCGTTCAAAACTAGTTTTGTAAATGCAGTGCATAATGTAGGCCCACTAGAACAACGTGTAACATTTAAAAATGATAATCTTCCAGCGTACCAAAAATATCTAGAAGAAATAAAACCTTATAAAACCACAATTAGAGAATACACAAGCAGATACACAAATCTTGATAACACAGAATCTACAGCAATTGATTTTGACTTACCTCCAATCTACTCTGCTAGAGAAGGAAGGATCGTTCCAATTGACGGTGCATATAATTTACTAGATCAGTATCCTTGGAAATTCTGGGCTGAGGAACTTGGATATGCAGTAGTTGATATTAAAATTGCAGATGCAGGAGCAGAATATACCAGTGTTCCTCAAATTAGAATTGAAGGAAATGGTACAGGCGCAACTGCTAAAGCATATATTTCTAACGGTAAAGTGTCTGGAATTAAAGTAACAAATTCAGGAAAAGGGTATACTCTAAGTCCTAGGGTATATGTTATTGGAGGCAACGGATCCTCAACCCAAATTGCCAAAGCTGTTGCAATTTTAGGTGAGACTAAGGCCAGAATGTTTAACGTTGGCATGAAGTTTGATAGACTTACCAAGACAGGACTATACAAAAATTTCAAGCATACACAAACATTAGTGGCTTCTGGAAGAACTTCAGTATTTGAATTACATTTTGCTCCTACAATTGATAAGAACAAAATTTCAATAACAAAAAATAATCAATTGGTGCTGAACAGCGAATATGATATTTCGTTGTATCGTTTAGATACTGATGCATATCAGCAACTACGAGGAAAAATAATATTTGCCCAAGCACCACTCGGAGCCGATCCTACTATCGGTAGATCTGCAGATGTGATTGAAATAACCTATGAAAAGAACGATGAGTTATTAGACGCAGTAAACAGAATACACAAGTATTATGCTCCTTCAGAAGGCATGGCCGGTGAAGATTTAGGCCAACTTATGACAGGTGTTGACTTTGGTGGAGTTCAGGTTCAGGGGAATACATTTGAAGTAACAGGTGGATGGGATGCTTTACCTTGGTTTACAGACAGTTGGGATAGTGTTGAATCAAACAACGATGTTTATATACAAGTTGACGGCAGCACTACCACAGTGACTTTGCCAACACCACCGGCTCCTAACGAGCGTATTTCGGTATATTTACAACGTGCCGGCAACACAAAGGCCATGAGAATAGATGACCCGCATTTTAATATTGCAGGAGATTCTGCAATGGTTATAAATCCAAATGCACTAATGCCTACTATTATAGGTGACGGTAGCACAGTAACCTATGCAATTGACGAGTACTTTAACACGTATCCGGGTGATACTTTGATTTTTAGAGCATTTGATAGCGATGGTTCTGTTGTTATCAATGATCCTAATTTATTAGATACTAATATCACAGGCGGAACCCTAGCGCAGATGAGCGGTGCCTATATAACAGCCACAGGAAAAACAGCCGAAGAATTATTAGTTGATGGCGGAAAATTTATTGATCCAAATCAAGTTCCTGCACCAGAAGAAAATGTGCCTGGACAGGTACTTGATACTTTAAGTATCAAAGTTTTCCAAACAACAGTTTCTGGCGCCGCGCCGTTGCAAAACTATGTGCTAACATCGGACGGAGTAACTAACTCATATGACATTGGAATTACGGTACCTGATGATAATTCTATATTAGTTTATGTTGATAAAGTATTGTATGAAAAAACAACAAACTATTTTATAAATTATGTTACTAACAAAGTTGTTTTTAATACTATACCTGCAACAGGTTCTTTAATTGAAATTATTGCAGTTGGCCGCGGTGGTATAAATCTACTTGATTATCAAGAATTTGTAGCTGATGGGCAAACACATCTATTCTTGACTAAGTCGTTGTATTCTGCAACACAGTCAGTATTTGTGTCAGTTGACGGTATTGAAGTTGATACCGGATTTAGAAACAGCACTGTAGTTAGCGAAGAAACAGGCGCAGCCATTGCTCCTGATTATGCTATTATTGATTTTGCAATGACTCCTGATGCAAATCAGGTCATTAAAATTATTGCATTAGGAACATCGGCTAATACAGATAGTTCTGGGCTATCGTTGATACGAGTAAACAAACAAACTATTAAACACGACGGAAGTACTAGATCGTATGAGTTAGATAGATTTATTGATCTAGATAGAAATTCAGCAACATCATCTATGATAGTATTGTTGAATAACAAAAAATTAAAAGGCCCAGACACATATTACAGAATCTATGATGGTTCCAATAACGAAATAATTGTTGGTCAAGATCCAAAAGCCAACGTTACATCAGTTGATGTAAAAGTGTATATCAACGGGATTGCTCAACCGTTTGTTACTGCGTATGTATTTGATGGAACAACAAATAAAGTTATCGTCAATACTGCCTTCTTAGAATTACAAGATGTTATCAAAGTTGAAATTTTAAATGATGCAGAATACTCAGTGGCAAATAACAATATTATTATTGATGCAACTGTGGCACTTGTTGTAAATGATACTTTAGATATTACTTGGTTTGGAGAGTATCCAACATTTGACATTGTATCAGATGTGTACACTGGCGGAAAAGTAAATTACCAACTAGCCAGACAGCCTTTAGATTTATCGTATGTCTGGGTATATCAGAACGGTACTCGATTAGTATCCGGAAGAGATTACACTGTTATTGTGCCTAGAAATATTGTATACCTAAATGTTCCTTCAACCTTAAATGACAGAGTTGAAATTGTACAATTTGGAAATCAAATTTACAAAGATCCTAGAGCATTTGAGATTCATAAGGACATGTTAAACATTACTCATTACACTCGATTTGCAATTACAAAAGCAGTATTGACAAAAGATTTAAGATACTATGATACTGAAATTGAAGTATCAGATGCGTCTAATCTTGCTGAGCCTATTAGAAATAGAAACATTCCAGGTACTGTAACCATTGACAATGAAAAGATTGAATATATGGTTAAAGAAGGTAATGTATTGAAACAATTGAGAAGAGGTTGTTTGGGTACTGCAATTAGCGAATTAGCCCGTGCCGGAACAAAAGTAGTCAGCTCAGGAAAAGAAGATACTATACCGTATATTGATACACAGGAAAAAGAATCGTTTGTGAGTGACGGCAGCACCTTACTGATAGGACCACTACCTTACGTTCCTGTGCTATCTTCAAGAAATGACAGCTTTGCTAGAGTTACTATACCTAATGAATACGGTCCTTGTGATCAACTTGAAATATTTGTTGGCGGTCGCAGATTATTGAAAGATCACCTAAGAGTGTATGACGAAACATTAGGTGCATCAAGCCCTACCGCAGATACAGTTATTGAAGCAGAGTTTACAGTTGATGGAACAACGCCTTATGTTCGTTTAACTAAGCCTGTAAAAGAAGGACTACAAGTTTTAATAATTAGAAAAGTGGGCCGTGTATGGTACGATAGAGCCGAAACAACCGCTAGCAAAGGCATTACATTACTGAATAATGAAACAGCTATTGCTAAATTCATAGATCAAAAAGCAAGTGAATTGCCCGAATAAATACGTTATGGAGAATAAAGAGTCTAACATGCCACAAGATCAAAATCTAAAATCGGAAAATCCCGAACAAAAACCACACGAAACAGGAGGCTTCCATTTCGAAGGCCACATCAAAATTTTTGATCCTGAAACTAAGGAAATTTTTGTTGATAAAAGAAATGCCATTCACTATGAAAATATGAGTGTTGCAATGGTACAGAGTTTAAGTAACCAAGGACAGGGTACTATATATCAAATGGCATTTGGCACAGGAGGAACTATTGTTGATCCGACAGGGCTGATATCATATCTAACTCCAAACACAATTGGCGTAAACTCTAGTTTATATAATCAAACATATCAAAAAATTGTTGATCAAAATGCCAGTGCAAATACAGACCCAGTAAGAAACAAGATGGAAATTCGTCATGTTAGCGGTGCAACATACAGTGATATTATTGTTAGTTGTTTATTAGATTACGGCGAACCAGACGGCCAACAAGCATTTGATAACAGCCAAGATATGAATAGCAGTTTTGTGTTTGACGAGTTAGGCCTTAAAGGATATAACCCATCAGGCGAGGGCAAGCTACTGACACACGTTGTTTTTCACCCAGTACAAAAATCGTTAAACAGATTGTTACAAATTGATTATACAATTCGAGTACAAAGTTTAACTGGATTCACTGAGGTCTAATCATGCCATATAGCGTAAATTTTACTGATAAAAACACAAAGTCACCGATACTAGTAGGCGACAGCAGAAATAATGATGATACAAGTTTAACATTTCCAGGAAGAAATGTAACAGGCTACGGAACCACTATCGCTGAAAACTTTCTACACCTACTAGAAAATTTTGCCAGCTCTACGGAGCCAGTCAACCCTGTTGAAGGACAGTTATGGTATAAAACTTCAACAGGCACACTAATGATTTTTGATAACAACAGTTGGAAAGCAGCTGGTAGTATTCAAAAAAGTTCAGTCGCACCCGAAGTGGCAGAAGATAAAGTTGGCGAAATTTGGGTAGATACAGTTAAACAACAATTGTATATTTGGAGCGGACAAACTTGGGTTCTAGTAGGGCCACAATTTAGTTCTGCAAATGGATTACGTACAGGACCTGTAATTGAAACCATTGATGATTCGGATAACGTTCAACGAAGTGTTATTAAATTCTTAGTAGAGGATGTTCCGGTTTCGATTATCAGTAAAGATAGTTTTGTTCCAAAGATTAGTATTCCAGGTTACATTTCTATTAAATCTGGTATCAACATTACTTCTTTATCAATCGGTGACGGATCAAATCTTCCTAAGTTATACGGTACTGCACAAAATGCCGACGCTTTAAATATAGGCGGAGTTGAAATTCCGTCTGCAAGATTTTTAAGAACAGACACAACAAACACTACAGAGTACGGTATCAACGTTAGAAATAACAGTGGCCTTACACTTGGTGTTGATGGAACATTTAAACTATCTACATCAGTGACTGCATCTAAAATTTATAATGCTAATCCTGGAAGTAGTTTAGATCTACAGACTAATAGAGATGGAGAAGCAAGTACCATTGTTAGAATTATTGATAATCGAGTAGGTATCAATGCACAAAGTCCGCAAGAAGCACTAGATGTTGACGGAAACGTTCGAACAAATGGAAGTCTAATTGTTACAAATACTGACTCGAGCACCAATTTTAATAATGGCAGTATTAGAACAGCCGGTGGCGCCGCAATTGGTAAGAATCTTTTAATTGGACAAGACCTAACAGTAGAAGGTACAACTACGTTACACAACACTGTACCTAAGACCACTAATGATTACGATTTAGGTACCGCCCTAAAAAGATGGGATACTGTTTATGCTAAAACAATACAGGCTGATTTTTTAAATGGAGTATTGCAGGGCGACGTTGCTGGTAATGCAAGATCCGCAACTAATTTAAGAACAAGAACTACATTTAGAATTAAAGGCGACATTACATCTCAAAATATTGATTTTGACGGATCATATGGCGGCAATTTAAAAGAGTTTGAAACGACACTGACCAGCAACATTATTGAAAGTAAACCAGAACCGTTTCCAAATAAATCTAAATATTCAGATGAAATTTTAGTATTCAGAAGCGGATCTGGATTACTACGCCAAAGCAGAGATGTATTCGTTGCCGACCTAGGAGTTCCTATTGGAACTATTTTGCCGTTCGCAGGACTAAACGTCCCAGATGGATATTTGTATTGCGATGGAGCCGAAGTTGAAAGAAGCAAGTATAGCGATCTTTATGATATTTTAGGTAATACATACGGTGTTCCAACGCTAGGTGTAAACACATTTAAACTTCCAGACCTTAGAGGAAGATTCCCGTTAGGTCGAGATAACATGGATAACGGAAGTACAGTTCCTAACAGCAATGGCGGATTCGTTGACGCAGGCGGCGGAGCAGCAAGTAGAATTCCAGGTACTGAAGCAGGAACACTTGGCGGTTCAGCAGGTTCTCCTGATAACACTCTCGAAGTTAGAAATTTACCTGATCATGAACACAGCATGAGACCACCTGGTACAACAGTTCAGTTTGCCGCAGTAAAAGTTGACAGTGCAGTGGTACCTGGCGTATCGCCCGGACCGGGGTTTGGACCAACTGCACCTGGACAAGCACAATACTTGAACTCTTCAGGCGGTGTTAAAACATCAGCAACATTGGCAACACCATTTAGCGTTTTAAATCCATATTTGACAATCAATTACATTATCAGATCTGGACCACCAGCATTCTAAAATTGGAAATAACACATGTCTTACACAATCAATAAAACCGACGGAAGTATTTTAGCAACAGTAGCAGATGGTCAGATAGACTCCCTATCTTCAGATATCACATTGATTGGTAAAAATTACAGCGGCTATGGAGAAGCGTTTAACGAAAACTTTGTAAAAATACTAGAAAATTTTTCAAATACAAGTGCGCCATCTCATCCAGTTAAAGGACAAATTTGGTTTGATTCAGCAGAATTAAAATTAAAAGTCTACAACGGTGTAAGTTTTCAACCAGTTAGTTCGGCTACTATTTCCAGCACACAGCCGTTGACTTTAGGCCAAGGAGATTTATGGTTCAACGATGTAGATCGTCAACTGTATTTCTATGATGGTACTAATACTTTGTTATTAGGACCTTCATATTCTGCAAGCCAGGGATTGAGCGGTCTAAAAGTTTCTAACATCCTAGACTCACAAAACTTAAATCGTGTGGTCACATTCTTATATGATAACGGTGTACTAATTGGAATTTTTAGTAAAGATCAATTTACACCAAAGATTGCTATCCCAGGATTTGACGGAATTATCTACCCTGGATTTAGTGCTGGTACATTGTCTGGTATTAAATTTAATGTAACTGCGGCCAACGCAGAAAAACTAGGTAACCAACCAGCGGCATCGTATCTTAGACGAGACACTGATAATATTATCAACGGTCAGCTTACCATTACAAGTAATCGTGGATTATTGATCGGTGATGCTCAGCAAGGCCAAATTCGTATCGATGACGGCAACGTACAAATCCTAAACGATGCTGAAAATAAAAACTTTGTGTTTAAAGTCAAACGAGGTGCAGCGGTTGACACTGTGATTGATGTAGATACCATCAATCAAAAATTAAAACTGTATTATAGTAATCCGGGAAGTGAAACAATTGTTGGAGGCGATCTTACAGTAAGAGGGAATATCACAATTGAAGGTAATACTACTACAGTAAACACCGCAACATTGACAGTTGAAGATAAAAATATTGAATTGGGTAAAGTAGCTACTCCGTCAGATGCACTAGCAAGTGGCGGCGGTATTACCCTAAAAGGAACAACAGATCACACTTTAACTTGGACACAATCAAGTTCTGCATGGAACAGTTCAGAACACATAAATCTTGTTTCGGGTAAAGCATTTAAGATCAACGGAGTTGACGTTATATCAGCAACCGCTCTAGGGGCCGGTATTACTAGTATTCCAGGTGTTACTAGTTTTGGTACTCAAACACTATTGACAGTAGGACCAGAACTGCCACCTGGATCAGGAAATGCACCTACACCGTACATGCAATTCTTAGATAACAGAATTTCTACACTACAAACAAACCAAGACTTAGAGATTGAGCCACAAGGTACCGGCAACGTTGTATTGATCGGATCTCCTAAAATTAGAGGAATGGCTGATCCTGCGTTGGCCCAAGATGCTGCAACAAAAGAATATGTTGACAATACTATTCAAACAAGAAGTTTAGTTTTTAGCATGGACATTTCCGACGGTATTTCAAATACAAGTATTGCGGCATATATTGCACAACTAGCACCAACCTCAGAATATAGAAATGGTACAATTGCTCGAATATTATGCACGTCTTTGAGTAACGGTACAAGTAATTTGAATATAAACACATACCTGTCAACTAGTACCACAGAATTTATCACACCGGATGCACCAAGTTCTATCGTACCAGGAGGTACAGGATTTGGAGTATCTAACGTAGCATTTACAACGGCAACAGTTCCTGCACAAACAATTGCTGTTCTACGAGTAGTAAAAACGTTCCAGATCGTAGCAGGCGTCTGGACATACATATCATAATGAATTAGGAGCGAATCAATGCCATACGTTATCAATCGATCCAACGGGTCACAATTACTAGTCTTAGATGATGCTGTCTTAGATACATCGACTAGCCTTGGATTGGTAGGAAGAAATTATGTAGGATACGGCGAATCACAAAATGAAAATTTTGTATGGCTATTGGAAAATTTTGCCAACGGCAACCCACCTACTCGTCCTATAACTGGCCAGCTCTGGTATAACACCAATACCCAGTCATTGAAATTATATGATGGCACTGAGTGGAAAACTGCGGCATCGGCAGATGTTGGGGTTGATCAACCAGTCGGAACGCCGGGATCTTTATGGTTCAAATCTGATAGTAATCAATTGTTTGTATACCATAACAAGTGGGTCTTAGTTGGCCCCGAAGCCATTAAAGGTTTTGGAGAAACTAAAGTAGCAGGCATTGCAATAAATGATGATAGTGGTCTTGCTCGTCCTGCACTAGAAATAAAAGTAGATGATATTGTAGTAGGCACAATTACTAAAGCGGCTTTTACAGTTGGTAATCCTGCTATTCCTGGTTTTTTAAATCTTACCAACGGGATTACTCTTGCAGAAGGATTCAATTTCAAAGGTAATTTAGTTGGTAACGCAGCATCGGCTAGTTCCTTGATACAAGGTAAAACCATCAACGGAATTGTATTTGATGGCACACAAGATGTTTCTATTAGAGCAGCTACTACTCAGCCATTGATTCGAGGAACATATTTAAAAGGCAACAACTTTGATGGTGCAATTGCACGTACATGGGAAGTTGATGCATCAGAAACAGCAAGTCCTGGAAAAATTGTAGCACGTGATAGTACGGGTAGTATTGCAGCATATGATATTACAGGACATGACGCTCTTCTTACTAATTTACTAACAGTCCGTGATATCCAAGCAGGCTATATTTCAGCTTCTGAAATATCAGCAGGGACATTTATTGGCGCACAACTATCAGGTAATGCGCTAACTGCTACAAGATTACAAACACCACCCAGAATCAACGGAATACAATTTGCTGGTGATCAGGATATTACAATCTCGGTCGCCGCCGAAAATTTATCTGGCACAGCAATAAACAATAATGTAATAGCATCTAATTTACAATCTCTAGGAAAACTAACACATTTAACTATAGATGCAGAAAGCGTAAACCCTACAATTGAATTTAAAAATAATTCTAACACTACTACAGGGGCGTTGTATTCTGTAACCGGCGGTACTACGTTAAAAAGTAGTGGAGATACACTATTATTAAAACAACGTGACGACGACGTTGTTAGCGGTGAGTTCGGTTTACGATTCGTTCCTATAAAAGATTTTAACAGCATAAATTATGTCACTGATTCTCCTATGTCGGCGATTGTTCCAACTCCGTCTTTTAGAGTAGATTTGGGGGGAGATTTTTCTTATTTCCGTAGAGTATACGCTGCTACTTTTATTTCTAATCAAGTAGACACTGATTTTATTCGTGCAAAAACTACATCAGGCACAATCACTATCGGTGACAATACAATTATCAACGGCGATCTAACAGTTACTGGTACAACTACCACAGTAAACTCTAACACAGTTGATATTAGAGATGTGAATATTACATTGGCCAAAGGTGCAGCAAATCAAGTGGCCGCAGACGGTGGTGGCATTACAGTAGAAGGTGCAAATGCATTATTCTATTACTCTGCTACAGGCAACAAGTGGAACATCAACAAGCGATTAGATGCCGGCGATAACGATATTATCACTACAGGGCATTTTGTGGGAACAGCTACCGCAGCCCAATACGCTGATCTAGCTGAAAACTATCAAGCAGATGCTGATTATCCACCTGGTACAGTTTTAGAATTTGGCGGCACATTTGAAGTTACGCTGGCCGAAGATGAAACTCGCAGGGTTGCTGGAGTAGTTTCTACAAATCCAGCCTATTTAATGAACAGTGAATTGACTGGACTGTATGTAGTTTCAATAGCATTACAAGGGCGTGTTCCTTGTAGAGTTCGTGGTAAAATTAAAAAGGGCGATATGCTAACAAGCGGTGGTGCAGGTTATGCAAGACCTACAACAGACCCTAAATTAGGAACAATTATCGGTAAAGCCCTAGAGGATTTTGACGGTATAGAAGGCGTTATAGAAGTTGCCGTTGGTAGACTTTAAAAACACTGTAGATAAATATTAGAAGATAACGGAGCAATGTAAATGGCGTATCAAGTCAACAAATTTAATGGAGCTTTTTTGGTAACTGTCGATGACGGTACCATTGATACCACTACAGACCTTAGGTTTGTTGGTAAAAACTATGCCGGATACGGCGAAATTCAGAATGAAAATTTCTTACATTTGCTCGAAAGTTTTGCAAATACCACAGCACCACCTAGAGTAGTTCCAGGACAAATTTGGTTTGATACTGCATCTAAGAAGTTAAAATTTTATGATGGTTCTAGATTTAAAGTAGCCAGCGGTGCAGAAGTTAGTAAGACTGCTCCATCGGGGTTAGCCAAAGGTGATTTTTGGTTCGACGAAAACGCCAATCAATTATATGCATGGTCCGGTACTGAATTCATTCTAGTTGGCCCACAAGCAGCGCCAGAATTTGGCACATCGGCAGCAGTCGGGCAGGTAGTTCAAGATTCAACAGGTAGTCCTAAAACTATTGTTAAAATGGTATCTGGTGGCGACACTGTTGCTATTGTTAGTAAAGAAGAATTCATCCTTGGTTCTGTAAATCCAATTACTGGATTTAGTAGAATTAAAAAAGGTATCACTCTAATCAACACTGATGCAACATCTGGAGTTACATCAACTGGATCTCAACATTATTTTTGGGGAACTGCAAGTAACGCATTAAAATTAGGCGGAATCGCTGCTGATCAGTTCCTAACAAAAGGCAGTACATCTTTTGATACGCAAATTAAATTTAAAGACTCTGGTTTTATACTAGGCGATAATAACGATCTATATGTTTTTCATGAAACACAAGATCCATTTTATCAAGATGTTACTGGCGATCCGTTACGAGATGATGATCAAACGGTATTCTATCAAAACTCTGTAAATCAACCTATTACAATTAGGATGAAAATCAACGACGTTGAAAGACAAAACGTGTTGAAAATTAAACCAGCAGGGATATTCCCAGGTGTTACCGGAGTTACTGTTCTAGGAAATGCATCTAAGTCTTTCTTATCAGTTACTGCTACTACATTCATTGGTAATTTAACAGGTAATGTAACAGGTAATGTAACAGGAATACACAACGGTAATGTAAAAGCAGCTGATGCTTCCACAGCATTTGATGCTTCCACAAAAATTTTCTATGGACAATTAGGTACAACAGGTCAGCGTTCATTAGTCTATGGTGACCTAGTAGGCGAAGTTACTGGATCAGCAACATCTGCTACAAGACTAGGAACTTATGCACCTAGCATTATTACAGCTGGAGAAACAGTTGCAGTAAGAGATTCAAGTGGAAATCTTGCAGCAACGGCATTTTTAGGTACAGCATCAACTACAAACAGATTAAAAATTGACAACGCGGCAGTGGATCTTGATCCTAATTACAAATCTGCTAAAACTACTGCCACAGCCGATACAATTGCAGCTAGAGACGGTTCTGGAAACCTAGTTGCTGTACTATTTGATGGTACTGCTACAGCAGCTCGTTATGCCGACCTAGCAGAAAAATATCTAGCAGATAAAGAATATGCACCCGGTACTGTGGTTGCAATAGGCGGTGAAAAAGAAGTTACAGCCTCTTCTTACGGTGACAGAGCTATCGGTGTTGTAAGTACAAATCCAGCATTTATGATGAATAAAGATCTAGAAGGCGGAACATACATTGCATTAAAAGGTCGAGTGCCTGTTCGAGTATTAGGTGCTGTAAGAAAAGGACAAAGATTGATTGCTTCAAATAACGGAACAGCATCCCCAGCGGTTCCTCATGCCAACGATGTTTTTGCTATTGCGTTAGAGTCTAATGACAGCGTAGAAGAAAAACTAATTGAAGCTGTAATACTGTAAGGATTGACAATGGCTGATATTATATCAAATGTAGATTATAACACAATAAGAAACAAAATTACTGAAGTAATGAACGTAGGATCGGGAGACTACGGATATGGCCAGACATTGGCTAGCACTGGTGTAGTTGCAACTCAAAAAGTAACTAAACAGCAATGGGATAATCTTCGTTTCGATATCTACAACGCAAGATTGCATCAAACAGGATTGAATCCAGACATTATTGTGATTCAAACTACCAACGTAATTAGTAAAGGTGCTAGTCAGCCAAACTATCAATATCTAACTATTGCTGAACAAGCTAGAGTTGACCGCATGTTATTAGGTGCTGGCCAGTCAGCAACGGTTTCGGCAGGGTCAACAACTAGAAATTCTGCATGGGCAAACTCTTTAACTGCAACAGTAATAGTTACTTTTTCAACAAGTGATCAAGCAAGATATTTCTTTAATTCTGGAGGAAAAATTAGATTCTCTAGCTCCAGAGGTGCTGGTGCAGCATCGCAGCAAAATACAGCATGGTCCAGTTTATTGAGTGCAAGTGGCGCACAAGATTTTGGATCAGTAACCTCATTATTAGGTTTTTACGGCCTTACTAATTCTTATCAAACATTTTATACATCCACTAGCTCGTCACCTTATAGTAATAATAGGTATACAATTGAAGCTAAATCAAATGTTGCTGACAATTCAGGAGGCACCGCAACTGTTGTTACTTTTCAAATAACATACAGCGATGCTTACACTGATCCAGGATCACCGCCTCCGGGCGATGAAGTAGATGGACTACTGACACTTACTGTTGACGAAGTTAAAGCAGTAGGTCCTTTACTTCCAACAGGAACTTTTTCAATCACTAGTCCTTCGTATTCAATATCAAGTATTACAGGCTCCTAAGAGCTTAAATATCCCAGTTAGAGGAAAACGATGGCAGTTGATGATTTTATTCGGACACCAGATTACAACAATATCCGTAACACAATAGTTTCGGTGATGAGTACTGGCTCCGCCACCCAAGGTTATGGACAAAGTTTATCAAGCGGCCCTATTGCTGATTATGACTTTGTTACTAAAACGCAATGGGATAATTTACGTTTTGATATTGTAAATGCCATAGTTCATCAAACTGGTGCGCTACCCACTATTACAACAATTGCCGAAGGCGACACAATTCGATACGCATCGGATCAGCCAAACTTTCAATATAACACCCTAGCAAACTTAGCCAACACAAATAGGTTTGATCTAGGAGCAGGACAGTTTGCCACTGAAGCCGGTGTTACCAATTCTGGACAAACAGTTTCATTTAGTAACAGTGTTTCTTGTTCAGTTACAATAACATTTGCTACCGCCAACGATGCTAGATACTTTTTTAATTCAGGCGGAAAAATTCGCTTTACTAGCTCGTTCACACCAACGCTTATAAACTCACAAAATACCACATGGCAATCAACATTGACCAGTGCTAGTGCAAGCCCGCCAGTGTTTGGAGGACAGACTCCGTCACGAAACTTTTATAATCTTACAACGTCCGATCAGCAATTTTATTCTGTACAAAATAGTTCTCCTTATTCTTCAAATTCTTGGAGATTATTTGCTAGATGCAATGTTGCCGATAATTCCAGCGGCACAGCCAATCAAGTGACCTTTACATCAACATGGCAAGATTCTTACGCCGACCCAGGCGATCCGCCACCCGGAGATTTGGTTCAGGGTTCAATGGTTTGGACACTAAACCATATTAGAGCAGTTGGAGCACTTTATCCAGCATTAGTTGCCGCATCCTTTGCAGTGCCCAGACCAACTTACGGAACAATCAGCAGTATCACTGGCTCATAAATTCCCTTCACGTTCTTTAGCTTCTATAAATAATGTACTATTATAATGAGGAGTTTACATGGACGCTCTTTTAGAAAAAGCTCTCGAGTTTTCTAACTACAAACAAACACTAGCAATTCAAAGAAAAGCATTAAAAGAAACAATTGATGCTAAACTAACCTACGGCCATCGTGGCGGAATTTTCAAAATTGATAGAACTTTAATCACGTTTGTTCAATTTTTAATTGATCAAGAACGTACCGAAAATATAGTGTTGCTAGACACTAATGATAATCCTATCATGATTGAAGATATTGCTAAATTTAAAGATGAAATTTTAGATAGATATTTTTCAACAACATACGAATATCATCAGCAGTACGAGAAATTAAAAAAATCTAGATCTGTTCAATCATTGGTAGACCTATGAAACGTGGCGGCCTAATATTTGCTCACAATAGTCGAGAAGTTGATTACGGCTTGTTGGCTGTAATATCGGGTGGCCTAGCAAAAAAACATCTAGGTATTCCTCTAACTCTTGTAACTGATATTGCAACAATTGATTGGTTGAAAGAATCAAATCTTTGGGATAAGGCCAATTCTATATTTGAAAAAATACTAGAAGTCGATCGTCCTAAAACTGACAACACTCGTCGATTGAATGACGGAGTTGAATCAAAGGTTATTCCATTTATCAATGCAGATAGAGCTTCTGCATGGGACCTTACTCCATATGATCAAACTCTGTTGCTTGACAGCGATTATTTAATTTTTTCAGATGTGCTAAACAATTACTGGGATATTGACGAAAGCGTTTTAATTGCCAGTTCAATGAATGATATTACAGGGCAACGTGCTGGATTCTTAGATAAACATGTGTCTGAAACAGGTGTACATTTATTTTGGGCAACTACAGTAATTTTTAAGAAAAATCAAGAAAGCAAAATCTTTTTTGATTTTGCAAAAATGGTTCGTGATAACTATGATCTTTATGCAGACATCTTTAGATTCAATCCTCAGCAATATAGAAATGACATTGGGTTTAGTGTAGTTAAACATCTAATGGATGGATTTAACACTGACCTGTCTACAGCATTACCGTCGCTACTAACAACCATCGACAAAGACATGCTGTTTAAAGTAGAAGGTAATAAATTGACATTTTTAATAAATGACCAGAATGATAATTTTGTTGCCTGTGCAATCAAAGATACCGACGTTCATGTTATGAATAAACAAAGTATTATTAGACAAAAAGATAATCTATTGGAGTTGCTATGAGTTTTGGATACCTAATTGTAATTGCCAAAGACGACAAAGTAGATTGGACAAAACTTGCCTATTCTCTAGCGTTGAGTATTAAAAATACTCAAAAGTGGGGATATAACAATGTTGCATTAGTAACTGATGATCTTGAAGCTGTGGGTAAATTAAAAAGTTCGTGGGTATTCGATAAAGTAATTGAAAACACAGATCATACTGGTTGGGATGGCCGCAGCTGGATGGACAAATTGAGCCCATGGGAATTCACCGTCTGTCTCGATGCAGACATGTTATTCCTAAGAGATTACAGTCATTGGGTACAACACCTAATCGATACCACAGAGTTATATGTTGCAAACAAAGCATACACATATAGAGGTGAAGTAGTTACTGGAGATTTTTATAGAAAGGCGTTTGTAAATAACAATTTGCCTAACTTATATTCTTTCTTTACCTACTTCAAGAAAGATTCAGAGCTAGCAGATGAGTTTTTTACCTTAGGAAGATACATTATTAAAAATCCTACAGAATTTAAAAATACATTCTGTCCTGATTTTAAACCCAAGGTTATCGGCACAGACGAAGCGTTTGCATTGTCTGCAAAGATCTTGGACATTCAAGATGAAATTGCGTTTGATTTAGAATTTCCAAGAGTAGTACATATGAAGCCAATGATACAAAATTGGCCATGGCCTGCCGATGATTGGACAGACCACGTGGGTTTTTATTTTAATACCAAGAATGAATTAAAAATAGGAAATTTTATTCAAAATGATATTGTTCATTACGTGGATAAAACTATTATTACAGATGAAATTATTAGTATACAGGAACACAAACTATGGCAGAAATAGACTTTGATGAATGGTTGGCAAATTATAAACCACCTGAACTAAAATTTTATGCAGTTTTTGACGCAACCTCTGGTGCAGTTACAGGCATCTACCCAGAACATGCATTGGCTGAAACTAAAAATTCTGTTGAGATAGATCACGAGACAGCGCAACTTATCAACGAAGGAAAATTAAAATTAAATTCTTGTTTTGTTGATATGAGTTCTGGCTCGTTTGAAATTGCAGAAATTAAAAATCTTGTTAAAATTGATGATGTATTACATCGTGTAGTTGCTAAAGAATGGGCTGATATTTCAAATCCAGATGTAACAATTACACATGATGTTAAATCAAGTACATTGTCTTTTGAATTATCTAACAAATATAAAACAAGAAAAATTCATTGGGACGGAAGTACAACAATGACATTTTTAATTACGGATTACAATGATCCTAATCTTTTACGAAATGTAATTAAATTTAGTATTGATGAATTGGCATCCGCACCTCAGGTTAAAAAAGTTGACCAACTAGAAAAATTTAGTGTATACACTAAAAGATTATTTCCACTTTACGTATTAGAGACAAATGAAAGTAATTGAATTTGATGTAGTTTTTTTAAGTTATGACGAGCCTAATGCCGATGTGCATTACGCTGACCTATGTAATAAAGTACCTTGGGCCAAACGTGTTCATGGTGTCAAAGGTAGCGATGCAGCACATAAAGAAGCAGCAAGGATTGCCGATTCTGATTGGTTTATAACTGTGGATGCAGATAACATTGTAGATCCAAAGTTTTTTAATCTAGATCTCAAAATGGAAGATCCTAAAATACAAGTCTACGGTTGGTGCGGCCGCAATGTAATCAACGGGTTGCGATATGGCAACGGTGGTTTAAAGATTTGGAAAAAAGATTTTGTGTTGAATATGAAAACACATGAAGCAAGCGATAGTGATCGTGGACAAGTAGATTTTTGCTGGGAAGACGGATATCGAAATTTTCCTGTAAGCTACAGCGATAGTATTATTACCGGAAGTCCTTTTCAAGCATGGAGAGCAGGATTCCGTGAAGGTGTAAAAATGACTCTATTAGATGGAGTTAAAGTTCCTCCTGGAGAAATCCAACAACAGATCTGGTGGCATAATATTCACAGACTGCGCATGTGGTCAACAGTTGGAGCTCACGAAGAAAACGGTCTCTTTGCAGTAATGGGAGCAAGGCTGGGTACATGGATGGCCAATTGTACCGATTGGAATTATATTGATGTACGTGACTTTGAAATTTTACGAGACATCTATAATGAACATGTGAAATCTTACGAAACAGATCCAGAAGGCCTTGTTGAAGCTACAAAAGATCTTGGAGAAAAAATTAAAATTTCTTTAGGTCTTCACTGGCCCTATCTTGATGCTGCACAAAGTAAATACACCCTTGATTTGTATAATGAAGCATTAGATTTAAACAACACCTATTATAGAATGCCAGAAAATGTATGATATATTTTATGTGTCCGCTGATAATCTGTATTGCACTAAAAATTGGGAAGAAATAAAACAAAAATATCCTAGGGCAAAAAAGATTGAAAACGTCAATTCGTATGACGATATTCTAAAAAAATCCTTTACTAAGATGTTCTGGGTAATTTGGGATGATGTTGTATTAGAGCCTACTTTTGATTTAGATGCTTACACAGCCACTAAGTGGGACGACATGTATATTCATGTTTTTCGTAACGGTGATACCTGGGACGGTATAACTCTTTTTTCAAAATCTGCAACAGTCTCTGACAGAGAATTTAAAAATAGATATTATATAACAAAAAAAGAAATAGAAGTGGTTGCTAGCCAGCCGCAAAAATATCCCCAATATAGAATATCCACCTACGACGAATACCTTACAATTTTAGAAACTGTAAGGTATGATTTATTTTGGTGTATCTGGCCCGAGCTTACTATTATTGACGATACAGTTTTTCAAATGTATTTTAGCCGGCACAACAATTATGACACTAGAGAAAATCATTCTTTTTTAAATATCCGAGAAGATAAAGTTTCTTATGATAATGGTGTATGGCTTTTATCTAAACATAAACAAATTAGTAAACGTGAATTCGATAACAGACATTTAATAACTAAAAAAGAATATGTCACTGCCCCGGTAACACGTTTAAGTTATCCTAGATACAGTATAACTTCCTATGAACAATATCAAGAAATATTAAAATCAGAAAAACAACCTCTGTTTTGGTGTGTGTGGGATAATGTAGAAATAATTGACAATAATATTTTTAATTTATATTACGATCCTAAACAGGGACAACATGATTACGATCGTCAAGAAAATCATGTATGGCCAAACGCCTGCGGCAATCAGGAGTCCTACCTAAATGGATTAGCATTGTTGTCAACATCAAAACCAATTTCTAAAAAAGAATTTGAACGAAAATATCTAATAGATAAAAAAGAACACGCCCATGTGACAACTCGTTATAGATATCCTAGATATGTTGTAAAATCTTATGATCACTATGTTGATATTTGTAAGACAGAAAAACAACCAATGTTCTGGTGCGTATGGGATAATGTAGAAATAATTGATGATACTATTTTTGACTTTTATTTTGATCCCAATGATGGCAAATATGATCATGATAGATTAGAAAATCACATGTTTAGGAACTTGTGTAATGAGCAAGAGTCCTATCTAAATGGCTTGATATTATTTTCAACTTCAAAACAAATTAGCAAACGTGAATTTGATAGAAGATATCTAATAGAAAAAAAAGAACACGATAGAACAGTGACTCGGTATAGCTATCCTAAACATTGTATCAAGACCTATGACGAATATCTAGATATTTTTAACACAGCTAATCAGCCAATGTTTTGGTGTGTATGGGACAATGTAGAAATAATTGACAGCAGTATTTTTAACTTTTATTTTGATCCTAACGATGGCAAATATGATCATGATAGATCAGAAAATCACATGTTTAAAAACTTGTGCAATGATCAAGGGTCATACTTTAACGGTCTAGTATTGTTTTCAAAGAACAAACAAATTTCTAAAAAAGAATTTGAACGAAAATATCTAATAGATAAAAAAGAGCACGATCGTACTCCATCAAGATATAGGTATCCTAGATACAATATAACTTCGTATCAGCACTATCTTGAAATATGTAGCACAGAAAAACAACCGATGTTTTGGTGTATCTGGCCTGAAATTGAAATCACAAACGAGTCAGTTTTTGATTTGTATTTTGATCCGCTAGACGGAAAATACGATTATGATCGGTCGATTACCCATGTGTTCAAACACCTTGTACGACAAGATGAAATTTACAACGGTTTAATGTTGGTGCCTACACAAAAAGTTCTTAGCGAAAAAGAAATTGAATTTAGATTTCCAATAGATAAAAAAGAACACGACATACTAATTAGTGGTGCAAAGCCCTACGACATTGTATTCATAAGCTATAATGAAACTAATGCAGATCAAACCTACGAAATCCTACAGGCTAGATTTCCTAAAATTAAAAGGGTGCATGGAATAACAGGAATTCACCAAGCTCATATTGCAGCAGCAGAATTAGCCACTACTGATATGTTTTGGGTAGTTGACGGTGATGCTGAAATTACAAGAAGTTTTAAATTTGAATACGCTGTGTCACGCCATGAAAGAGATATAGTACATGTGTGGAGAAGCCGTAACCCTATCAATGATTTAATATACGGTTATGGTGGAGTAAAACTATTACCAAGAACATTGACCATAAACATGGACGTTGGTAGTCCTGATATGACAACATCAATTAGTAAACGTTTTAAATCAGTTCCAGAAATTTCTAACGTCACTGCATTTAACACTGATCCGTATAATACATGGAAGTCAGCGTTTAGAGAATGTGTCAAGTTGTCAAGTAGAATAATTGAAAGACAAGATAACACTGAAACACTAGAACGTCTTGAAGTTTGGTGTACAAAAGGCTTAGATAGACTGTATGGAGAGTATGCAATTGCCGGAGCAATTGCCGGCAAAGAATACGGTGAAACCAATAAAGATAGACCCGAGATGCTAAGAAAGATAAATGACTTTAACTGGTTAAAAGAACAATATGACATTTTCCAACGTAAAGGGTAACGAAACACGTACAGTAGATGGGAGATACGAATCTCTCTATATGTACGATGCTGAGACTATCTTTAAAAAATTAAATGAAGTCAGCCCAACCTTTTGTCTGGCAAAATGGTTTAATGTCAGTATACATATTCCTACAGGACGTACTCACAGTTGCTATCATCCACGCAGTCATGCCGTTCCTCTAGACGAAATTAAAATTGATGTAAGTGCATTACACAACACAAAATATAAAAAATCTCAACGAGCACTTATGCTCGATGGTATCCGACCACCTGAGTGTAGTTTCTGTTGGCAAATAGAAGACAGCGGTAATCAACTTAGTGATCGTGCATATCGCAGTAAGGATGTGTGGGAACCTGGCATCATAGAAGAAGCGGTAGCTTTGCAAGAAACTGGCAATGCTAATCCTCGCTATGTAGAGGTAAACTTTAACCAAGCATGTAATTTTAAATGTAGTTATTGCAGTCCTCATTTAAGTACTGCTTGGCAACAAGAGATTGAAAGGGAAGGGCCGTACCAACTTCAGGGCCGCACACACAATGACATTGCATGGATTCAAAATCAAATGCCAATTGATAACGGTCCAGACAATCCGCATTTAAAAGCATTTTGGGAATGGCTTCCACAAATATATCCAACGTTAAAAACATTCCGCATGACAGGCGGTGAACCTCTTATGGATAAGAATACGTTCAAGATGTTTGAATATGTTAAACAAAATCCCAAACAAGATCTGCATTTAGCAATTACCAGTAATTGCTGTCCACCAGGCAATCAGTGGTCCAAGTTTATGGATGGCCTAAAAGAAATTACAGATGCTGATGCAGTAGATCATTTTATGTTATTTTGCAGTTTAGACAGTTGGGGTGCGCAAGCGGAGTATATTCGTAACGGAATGGATTTTGAAGTACTGCGCACCAACATCAAAGACTATCTAGCCAACAGTAATAAACATTCTTTGACATTTATTATTACATTTAATGCTTTAAGTTACACAGGCATTGAAGAATACGTAAGGAATATTTTAAAACTTAGACGTAAGTACAGCAAACAAAGACAACTTATATGGTTTGATATTCCTCAATTAGAAAATCCTGAATTTTTAAATCCTAAAATGATGCCCGGTCTAGTTACTGAATTAGAAAAAACCAGAGACTTCATGTTGCAAAACAAAGAAGGACGTTCTAATATGTATATGGGATTTAAAGATTTTGAAATTAGTAAAGTACAACGCCTTATTGATTGGGTAAGATCTGATACTAACTTTGATGTTGAACGTGCTAAAAAGAATTTTTATTTGTTCTTTAACGAACACGACCGCAGAAGAGGGACTGACTTCTGTAAAACTTTTCCAACATTAGTTGACTTTTGGAACGAATGTGAGAGACTTGTAAATGGCTTATAAAAGACACAACGAAACTGATCTAGAATATAAAAAGCGTGTGCTTGATGCACTATCGCCAAGCTTCTGCGGAGCTAAATGGTACAATGCCACAATATGGCTTGGATCAGGTAAAACCACCAGTTGCCATCATCCACCTGCACATTTTATCAGTGTTGAGTCTATAAAGAAAAATTATAAAATGTTGCATAATACTCCTGAGAAAAAAGATGATAGGAGAAAAATGCAAATAGGTGAACGTCCTGCTGGCTGCGAGTATTGCTGGAAGATTGAAGATATGGGCACAGATGCAATTAGCGATCGCCCTTATAAAAGCATGACCTATGACGAAGACGATTTAGTCAAAGGCTTTCATACTCCGTACGAAGAGGATATTGATCTGATAGCATTAGAGATTGCATTTGATCGCACCTGTCAGTTTGCCTGTAGTTATTGCAATCCTGGATTTTCAACAACCTGGGCTAAAGATATTAAAAAGAATGGTCCTTACATAAACTTGGTTACAGACGGTAGAAATCATTTTACACACGAGCATAATCAAGATCAACTGTATGATTTTAATGAAACCAATCCTTATATTGAAGCGTTTTTTCAATGGTGGGAAGCTGACCTGCACAGAACACTAGACGAATTGAGAATAACAGGCGGCGAACCACTAATGTCCGGTCACACCTGGAAATTGTTTGATTGGTTTAAAGAAAATAAAAACAAAAGTAAAACTAAATTAGCATTAAATTCTAATTTGGGATTTGATAGATCAGTCTTAGAAAAAATGTTAGATTCTACTTCTGGCAATGCTGTTACATTATATACAAGTAACGAAGCTACTTTTATGCAAGCAGAATATATTAGAGACGGCTTAAATTGGAATCAGTGGTACGATAACATGATATTTTTATTAGAATCTAGAAGATTAAAAAATCTAAATGTCATGTGTACTATCAACGCTTTATGTCTTGATACTTTAACTGACTTCTTAGATTTAATGTTAGAGTGGAAAGCAAAGTACGGAAAAGATCAAATGCTGTTCAGCTTAAATATCATGCGTTTTCCTAACTTTCAAGGCCCAGTAGTATTGCCAATGGAATTGAGAAATCATTATAGAGAAAAACTGTTAGCTTGGTTTGAAAAAAATAAAAATGTTTCAACACTACATGAGTTTGAAAAGAATCATGTTGAACGTCTAATTGACTATCTTGATATTGTTAAAACACCGCATGGTGAAAATTTTAATAGAGAAACTGCTGAAAAAGATTTTAAACAATTTTATCTTCAGTATGATCAACGTCGAGGAAAAGACTTTGCAGCAGCATTTCCAGGAGTTATGAATGATTGGTATCAATCAATCTGAATGGTTTTGTAGTTTACCTTGGACTGGATTCAGCAATGATCCAGATGGTAAAGTACGACCGTGTTGTTTGTATAGAGAACACATTGTAAAAGAAGATGGTACGCCCTACTACGTACAAACACATTCTGTTGAGGAAATCTTTTCTAGCAAATATATGAAAGATTTGCGAAACGAATTTCGCCAAGGTCAAAAACCAAAAGCCTGTGAAGTTTGTATAAAAGATGAATCTAACAACTACACCAGCAAACGTCTATCCTATCTAACCAGCGATCTTGGTAAGAATATCAACTATGCATTAGAACCTACATATCCTGTAGAATATCAAATGATTTTAAGCAACGCCTGCAATTTAAAGTGTAGAAGTTGCACACCTAGTCATAGTAATTCTTGGCAAGTAGAACACAAGGTAGTTTGGGGACATACTGGATACGATATGCCTCACGGTCAATCAGGCGATAAAAAATCTGTGCTGTGGGACAATAGAAGTGATTGGTTGCAGCATGTAAAACGTCTAGAAATTGTTGGCGGTGAACCGTTTTATATTTCACAATGGCAAACGTTGTGGGAAGAACTAATTGCGTCCGGACAGAGTAAACATATACATATGGACATGAGTTCCAATGCCACTATCTATGCCGGCGATGTAATTAAAAAATTAGTGGCAAATTTTAAATGTATTGGAGTAGGTTTAAGTATAGATGGTATAGGAAAAACATACAACTATCTCCGCCACCCTGGAAATTGGGACGATGTAAAAGAAAATTTGTTAAAGTATCATGAAATTCCAAATGTGGGATTTTCTTATTCGCATACTATCGGTTGGTTGAACGCTTGGGAACTTCCAGAGTTTCACACGTGGACTAAAGAAAATACTCCTAGATTTGCCATATGGAATAATATTATACATCGCCCAAGGCATATGAGCATTGTTATGATTCCTAAAGAAGCAAAACAAAAAATTAAAAATAAATGGAGAGCATTTGATTGGGGCCGTTATAAAAATGACATAGATGGAATTATCAATTTCATGTATAGCGAACAACCTTCCGATGAAGAAATTGCACAAGCATATCAAGAATTCAAAAGATACGATGCTGTAAGAAATGAAAATATTTTAGATATAATACCAGATGAACTTATTCAAGAAACAAAAAGATATTTCTAGTGCAGACACATTTTGCATGGCACCTTACCTATCATTGTATGTGGATACAACTAATGATGTACGTCCCTGTTGCATAAGCAAATTAGAAGGTATAAAGTACAATTCTAACGAATCTGTTATAGAATTTTACAACGATCAAAAAATGATAGATCTTAGAAAAGATCTGTCTAATGGCGTAAAGCATGCCAGTTGTAATCATTGTTGGAATGCTGAAAAAGTTGGTATGCCTAGCCTACGACAAGGCATAAATGAACGTTATGAAGATCAATTTAAAAAAATACGTAAAGATATAACTGACGATTATAATTTAGAAAAGCTAGACATTAAATATCTTGATATAAGATTTAATAATAAATGCAATTTAAAATGTAGAACCTGTAGTCCTCAGTTTAGTTCATCATGGTACTCTGATCATCAAAAGATGTATCCAAAGATTACAATAGAAAAAAAACTAGATAGTGATGTTACACTAGCCTCATTAGAACCTATTCTACAAACAGTTACCGATATCTATTTTGCCGGCGGTGAACCACTAATTACTGATCAGCATTATGAAGTATTACAATGGTTGATTGACAACAATCGAACCAATGTAAATATTTCTTATAATACAAACTTTAGCAAACTTACCTACAAAGAACATAATGTCGTTGACTATTGGAAAAAATTTAAAACAGTTATTGTTTCAGCAAGTCTAGATGGCAGTCACGAAAAAGGCGAGTACATAAGAAAAAATATAGATTGGCATGAAGTTGTTAAAAACAGAAAAATTCTAATGACAGATTGCCCTAATGTAGCGTTTAGCATAAGTTGTACATTGAGTATTTTAAATGCATACAATATTGTTGAGTTGCACAAAGAATGGGTCGAATTGGGATTCATTCAACCCCAAGATTTCACAGTCAACTTGCTATTTGGGCCTGACTGGTATAATATAAAAAATCTTCCATCTAATCATAAAGAAACACTAACAGCATTGTATACAGGTCATATTGATTGGCTAAAAACTTTTAAAAATTGTGATGGAGTAATTGCAGGATATGAAAGTGCTATCAGTTTACTTAAAGAACCAGGAAATACAGGGTGGATAGTTAGATGGAGTAACGTCAACGATCGCCTTGACAAAATTAGAAATGAAAATTTTTATGAGATATTTCCCGAGTACAAGGATCTGTAATGCCTAAGATTGTAGTATTTGGAACCAGTCATAGCGTTGGTCATGGACTTAGCGACTGGTCAGCTGTTGATATAGATACACCTAGTAACTATGCGTGGCCTGCATTGGTATCTAGAGAATTAGGAATTGAAGTAGAAAATAGATCCCATTGCGGTAGCCCAATAGATGAAATATATCACAATGTTCTAAATTATTGTATCACAAAAACAAAAGAACAAAAAGATGATATAGTTATAGTACAGGTTAGTTCAATAACTCACCGATTCGTACTTTTACAAGATATTGGCCTGCCGGCAGTTAAAAGAATCAATATCCAAAGTCCAGATGCTCTTGAATATCAAGGCGGAAAGGCACACACTGGATTACAATTATTCTACGGTAAACTTACTTCAGACGAACACTGGGCACGAACATGGCTTGGATATATGGCAGGAATAATATATACATTAAAATCTCATAAGTGTAAATTTTGTTGGTTTGAAGATGCAACAACATCTTTGTTTTCAAAGAGATGGGACAATATTTCTTTGGACCAAATGCCAATTTTAATAAAACACATCGAAGAAAATTCAAATTATGTTGGTGAAGCATTTTCCTCATGGTTGAATAATGTTGCTAAAGAAACTGTAACTGAGACCGGGCATCACAATGAAGCAGGTCATGCAAAGTGGACAACAGAAATAATGGTGCCCTATCTTAAAGAACATTATGATTTATAGTTATTTGATTGTTCTCAAAGTTCCAGAATCGGACAAAGAAATATTACCAGATGTTTGGATTAAATTAGAAGATTTTATATCTTCTAAAACTAATTTAAATAAATTTTATAATATCTATAAATTTGTTTCTCAAGATAATATAGATCCTATAACAGTCAATTATTATCCTGAACTAGATAAGTTTTCAATACATCCGGGCTATAATAGATTATATGCATCGGTTTTCGCTAAACAACAAACAATAACTGCCTATTTGTTTTCTACACTACCTATTGAGGACATACCGAATATTTCTAAATATGTATACTCATGGGAATCAGTTGAACAAGAACTAGCAGTAAATTATTCTAAATCAAACGGCTATCCTGGACATCTAGAATACCAAACAGCAAAAAGGAATATAGATTATAACAAAGGGTTTAAAAAATTGTGGATATTAAAAAGAAAAGAAACCCCAATGTTTCAAATTGGGGTTCCTAAGAGTAGCGAAATTGACATTATTGAATACAATGAATCTATTAGCCTTTATAAAAATTTAAAATTCTTTATGAAACGAGTAGAGTTTTATAAAGACGATTTTATAAATGCTCACCCCCAAATAAAATTATAAAAACTTTTTGGTTTCTTTTGCAATATCTTCTTTCAATTTTTCAACATCAATTTCAAAATCTAGTTTACTAATTTCTTCATTGTATTCTTGAAATATATCTAGAAGTTTATCAGCTACATCATCAGCTTCTGCTTTGGCCAACAGGTCGGGAACACGTATCTCCCAAACTCGCCCATTTTTAAATTCTAATTTAATAGAATTGAGATAGGCGACCGGCATGGTGTTCATGTATAAATCTTCGAACACCTCCGGCCACTTCTTTACAATGTGTGTTGGCGGCTTAAACAATTTTTTAGGCACTTTCAGTTTCAGCTGCTTTAGTTGCTTTCTTCTTAGGTGGATCTAACTCGTCTGCTTGTTTACGTAGTCTTGCTGCTTCTTTATACATAGCATCTGCTTGACTACGATAATTTTTAGCAATGTCAGTATCGCTAAGAACTGCGCCTTCTGTAGCAACTAATGGGGCAGCAGCTTCACTTTCTACTTTAGCTGGTTCTGATTTTTTTGTTGTAGTTTTTGCCGGAGCTCCTGCAACAAAATTACACAAGTCGTCAATTGAACAGTTGCGTTGTTCTGCAATCAATACATTTAATTCGGACAATTGAATTTCGCTATTAGTTGACGGAGTCATAATAACGTTATCTGTTGCTACCTTTTGTAAACGGCCATCTTGTTGTAATGCTTTAAGCATTGGACGACCATCTGGGAACATACGGATATGTAGCATTTCACCAAACTCAAATGCATCTTGTGCTTGATCAGTCTCAAGAAGAGTCATCAAAGCATCATGATAGGAATCATTTAAGGTATTGGCACCTAGTACCAATGCGGATGCTGAATCTCCAGGAAGTGTTCTAAACGCAACAACAACTTTCGCCCCTGTATTTTTAATTCTACCAATGTGCTTTAATGTTTTCATTTTTATTCCTTTTTAGTGACTGAATCGAGGAATGTATTCAATCGGTTATATACTTTACCAACAGCTTCCATTTCGGCTGCTTTGAATGCGCCACGTTGTGTAGCAACATCAATTATGCTTTTGAGAGCATTTAAATCATTGATATTCAAATCGGGTGCTTGTGGAGCATCTGTTGCGGGTGCTGCTTCTTGAGCAGGAGCTTCTTGTTTCAATTCTTCTGTCATGTTATCTCCTAAATTTTGGACATGCTAACATAAAAAATGTTAGTTCTTTTTCATCTTCGAACCCTACAAACGTAGAAGTTTTTAGTTTACCATCTTTGTCAAGATTAGGAATTTGTTTAATAGCATATCTGCCACGTAACTTACTCCTAATCCAATCTTCCATTTCATTGTAGAAAAAATCTCTATCAGAAATAAAAATTTTGGAAAAGTGCTCGGGTAGACGATCTACCTTTCTTTTTTCTAAAACATCAAGAGGGTTTAAATCAAACATAGTATGATATTTATAAAGTGAAATTACAGGGGGTGGGATTCTTGGCTAAGACGTTTTGACATTGCTTTTGCATGACCCATTTTTCTAACATCGCCTGAAAATAGATACAATTCAAAAGCTGCTTTTTCTGAAAGAACAGTTATGACACCTTTATCAAGATGCCAAGGGGCATTGATAAATTGGTCTAACCATACTAGAATTTGTGGAGTTATTTTTATTTCTTTTGGAAGTTTGATATCGTATGCTTTGATATCTGCTCGCTCTTTGATAAACTTGAGACCTAGATCAGTGAGTCGTAGTCCACCTTCATCTTTATTGCGTAAGTTTAACCACCAATGATTCTTTACTTTTTCAACAGCATTGGTATCTGCAGTTTCGCCAGCTGCTTTCAAGAATACCAAGGTATAGGTATCCTTGATATTGGTCATTTTAGTTTTTCGCCTTGTGATAATTTATAAACTTCAAAATCCGTTGTCTTAAAAAGTTTGTTTAATTTCTTTGCCAAGTTGTGTGCGTGACCGGGATTAGAAAAGCTAACCTTCTTGTACTTTGGTCCTGGATAGCTGGCCACAAGACTTCCGCTTTTAAGATTAAAAGGCTGTTCTTTGTAGAACACTGCCCAAATAGCTTCGCTTTCAAGAATTTGTTCAATTTTGAAAGTTTCCTTATTTGCATGTTCAAGTATCACTTTAGGTTTAGGTCTGCTCATATATACGTGTTCCAAATAACCACGTATATATTTATACCTTTTTAGAAGCTTCCACCGTCAAATTTTACTTCAACGTTTTGTGTGTTATCACGTATCTGTGATAGCATTTCGTGTATTTCTTGAACTGTTTTGCCAAGTTTAGCTGTCATGATAGCTAACTCTTGCGTAAGTTCTTTTGCTTCTTGTATTGTAATGCGTACTTCTTTTTGTTGGCTTCTTTCAGCAACATTTACTCTTTGTATTAGTCTATCAACACTAGGCAAATTAGCCGGTAGATTATTTTGAGACATTAGTAAGTACCTGTTTCATTTCAAGTTCTGTTTTAAACGGACCTTTATATTCGTATCTTTGTAATGTGATAAGTTTAGGACAAAATGATTTAACCCAACCTTTATCAAATCTAATTACATAATAACCTGAACAATATAAACTTTTTGAATCACCACTCTTTGTAAACAGTGGTAACTTTCTTTGTACATCAAACATTGAGTTATGAGGAATCACCGAACACGGATATCCATGTACCTCAGTTGGCAACGAGTCGTTGCTTTCTTTAAGAATTTTAACTACAAAGAAATCTTTACCAAATTGCTTTGTAAGACTTTCTTTGTTATCATAAATTTTAATACCAGTTACATTGCTTAGAACAAATTTTTCATCTTCAATTTTTCTTAGAGTGGCAATCTTCTCGCCGTCTTGTTCGACAATCCAGAATTTGTTTTCAATGATTGGTTTTGCTTGTATGTGTGTCATACGGTTTCTCCAACAGTTACTTCATTTACATATCTTGCATTTAATGGTTCAGCATACGCCTGTGCCTGATCGGCAATCTTTTTAAGATCATAAAGATTACAAAATTTAATAAGTCTAATGCCTACCTGGCTAACATTTTTATTTGCACCAGTTGCAGTTGTAATGGTATCAGAAATAATTTGTTTAATGTCGTCGGGCTGATGATTTAGATCGATGAGACGGCGATTGCGTTCGTAATCTTCTAAGACTCTGTGTTCTTTACCTTCATGGTCAGTCCATCTCTGAAGCATGAGATTGTTCCACGCATATCCGCGGCCTTTACGGTCTTCGAACGCTTCAGTAAGACCCACTTTTTTGCTTGTGCCTTTAGTACGCACACCTGGATACGCCGAGAAGACATTATCACTGGTATCACCACGCATACATTTTTCGAACAAGAGCCATTCTGGATTTGGGATTGCTTTCGGTTCTTTAGTTTTCTTGTCGATAATTCTCTTGCCCTTGTCATCAAAGATTCCTTCATGTGTAATAACATGTTCCATAACACCGTTGTATTGCGTTACATTTGGAGCAATCAATTGTACAAAATCTGTGTCTGTGCTAATGATAATATGATTATCGTTTGGATGGCTTTGAATAAAGCCAGCAATTAAATCGTCTGCTTCTAGTCGTGGATTTTGTAGCACAGTACAGTTTGTTTTATCTGTAATAAAATCTTTAAAAGTGTCAAATGCTTCCCAAAACACTTTTTCTTCTTCTGCTTCACGCTCTGTATGGGCGGCACGACTAGCGGCACGTTGCGCCTTGTAGGGCTTGTAGTAGTCTTTGCGCCACGAGCGACCTTCTAAGCAGAATACGACATGACTGCCGTTAAATTGCTGCCATGCTTTTTTAATACTGTTTAGCGTGATATGAAAGGCCATGCCTAGTTTGATATCAGCGTCTCCGTTGATAACGTGTCTAGCACGAAAAAATGTGTTTGCTGTATCTACTAAAATATAGTTCATTGATTATTTCTTTTTACGCTTTTAATGTCAATAACACCTGTATTTACAGGGCCGCCAAAATCACCATCTACTACAACATTGGCACAAAGTTCACGGAACCAACGATCAACAATTTCTTCATCTTTGTCGCCATCAAAACCATATCCTTCTTGTTTTAATTTTAACACAAAAAGGTCGTTCCAGTCAAGCTCAAAAAAACCGTTGCGAATATTGTCTTTGTTTACGTGAGTTTCAAGTACACCAACCCACGGCTCTTTTAATTTGGTTGCACGATCTTTTGGATTCATTCGAGCAAGTTCTTCAGCAGCCTTGGCACGTTCTGCGGCATCAACAGCATCTTTAGCAAGTTTTGTTGATTCCTCTGCTAGCTTTACAGCAGCCGCAGTTTCTGCTTTAATTTTGTCAATGCCAAATAATTTTTCTACAAATTTTTTCATTAGGTTCCCCATTCATTTTTAAATAACGGCACCTGCAGTCTATCACTATATCTTAAACCGTGTTTCATAGCCATAATAGCCACAGCCTTGTTGTTTAGTGCGTAGACACTTTCAACGCCGCCCACTGGCATTAGGTACACATGCCCTTTAAATCCTGCGGCACGATATTCGCTTGCGGCTTTAAGAGCATAATCACGATCTTCTTCCGTAGCAATAACAAACTTCAAGTAGGCTGTACCAACTTCTTCGTACTCACAAACAACTTCTGGAAGGATAGCTTCTTCCCACTTCTCACCACTACACGGAAGTTTAGCACTTACTGAAAATGTAATTTCTCTAGCAAAATCTATGTTAGGCATTTGCCATTGTACAAGATAATCTTTAAATTCTGGTGATAATTTTTGAGTACCGTTTGTTTCAAACGTGATCTCTTTCAAGCCTGCCATCTTGGGATTATCTAACAACTCTGGATAAGCACGTTGCCAACCTAACAATGGTTCTCCACCTGTGATAACTAAATGTTCATCTAGCCATTCATTGTATGGAAGTATTTCCATAATGCGATCTGCAATAGCATCGCTTGTAAGCATTGGACTTAGGTCTTTAAATCGAGGATCCCAACTAGCATAACTGTCACAGCCAGTTGATACTAATGGCAGTTCATTGTAATCTTTAAATTCTGCAACACGTTCTGCAATGGCTTCAACTTCTGTGCTTAGTTCGCCACGTGGCATACCAAAGCCAGCACACTTGAAGTTACAGCCAAATGTGCGTAAGAAAACAGAAGGCACACCCATATAGCGTCCTTCACCTTGTATACTGTAAAACAGCTCTGCGATTTTAATTTTGCTCATAGTATATTATACACTCTTTTCAACAGACTTGTCAACCTTTTCCAAACGCCAACTACCGTCTTTTTGGTCGATCCAATTTAAAGTATCACCTTCTTTCCATCCTGCTTGTTCTAGCAAGTCTGGAGGGAAGATCAGTATTGCGTCACCTGTTTCGGGATCATCTTTGACAGTCAATGTCCAAGAGTTAGGTTGTGTATTTTTCATGATTGGTTCTTTCAGGATGTTGTTTTTGCCATTCGTTTGATCGTCTTTTTCGACATT